TTACTCCGTTTTTCTATGGGGCATCAATGGGGCAAAAGCGCCGCGTTTCTGCATCTCGATCCAGATGCGTTCCGCCTCGGACTGGCTCTCGGTGTCGATCCATTTCGCATAGACCTTCACCAGCATCGAGTAGTCCTTGTGCCCCATCTGCTTCGCGATGAATGCGAGGTTACCATGGGCAGTGAGCGACCAGCACGCGAAGGTGTGGCGAGTCTGGTACGGCCGGCGGCGGCGCACCCCGGCACGGCGCATGATCGCGTGAATCTTCTTGTTCCAGCTGTGGGGATTGAAGAACGGGTGGATGTTCTCCTGCCGCGCCTGGATGGTCGGCGAGAGCAGCGGCGCCACGGTTTCCTGCCGGGTCTGGTGGCGGTTGAGCGCAACGACGATCTCGAGTGGTTCGATGCTGGCGGTCATCTCGAGTAGCGCTTTGCATGCCTCCAGCGCTGGCGGCAGCAGCCAGATGACACGGTCGCGACTGGTCTTCGTCTTGGGCACCTTGAACATGCGGTGCTTCTGGACCGATCGGCGAACGGTCAGGCAGCCCTGGGCGATGTCGACGTCCTCTCTCGCTAAGCCGCAGAGCTCGCCCGGGCGCAGGCCGGTGTAGATGGCCAGCGTCACGGCGGCGCGATCCTGCAGGTGCAGGCAGCCGTCGCCGATGAGCGCCTCGAATTCATCGTGAGTGAAAGGATCCGGGTCGACGTCCTCGGCTTTGATGCGCTCGCACGCCGGCGATAGATCGCTGGCGGTGTACTCGTTCTGGTGGCACCAGGCCAGCCAGCCGGCGGCCACGGCGAGGTAATGGTTGGCGGTCGATACCTGCCGAGTCGCGGCGAACTCCCCGCGCATCAGTTGGATATCCTCGGGCATCAGCGTCGTCGTCAGCACGCTGGCGCCCAGTGCCTCCACGACCATGTCGATGGCGGTCTGGTAGCGGCTGGCGGTCTCGTCCGTGATGTCGATGCTCTTGAGCTTCATGTAGCGCTCGGCAGCCTCATCGACTCTCAGGTTGCGATTCGATTTCGCGATGCCCTTGGCGTTCTCGGACTCCGGGAACCAGTCGGCATAGTTGAAGGAGCCGATCTTGATCGCGTGGGTAATGGACGCCCGAAGGCCGACGGCGTGCTTGATATTCGCTTTTGTCGGCTCCAGGCCGAGCGTCTCCCGCCAACGCTTGTTCCGCCACATGAACCAGATGCGCAGGCTTGGGCCGTGCATCTCAACGCCGGATGTCTGCGCGAGAAGCTCGGCAACTGCCGGGCTCAAGCGCTTAGGGGACGGCTTTCTACCCACCGGTCAATCTCCTCGACATTGAAAAAAATCCTACCGTCCGGTGCCTTGCGCCAGATACGACCCTCCGCCCAGATGCCATCCTTCCGCTTGTGCTCCACGGCGTCCTCGCTGTAGCCGAACAGCTCAACCACCCGGTTCTTCAGAACCCATCGATTCCTGGCCATCTCAAACTCCTCTCAGTCGCTTGCGTAGCGCCATGTCTTCGTCACGCTGCCGCTCTTCCTCTCGTTGCTGCTGAGCGGCGAGCGCTTCTCGGACCCCAGGTATCTGCAGCAGCTGCCGGTAGTGCTGGCGGGCACTTTCCAGATCGGCGACGGCTCTGTCGCGCTGGCGGCGCATCGTCGGCAGCAGCTCCTCTGGCTTCAGCGGCTCGCCGTTTTCGCCGACGAGTCCGGTGCCGTCGCAGTTGGCACAGGGGCTGCTGTAGAACATCCCGAGAAACTCGCCAGAGCCTTCGCACTGCGGGCATACCGTGGTCGCCGGCTCCTGCCAGTGGAATGGCTTCGACTTAGCCATCGGCGCCCTCGGTGGCTTTGGTATCGCTGTATGCCCAGGTCTGCACCGGCCCATCCTCGGTGTCGATGATTGCCAGCAGAAACCAGCCAGGGTCTTCGCTGGGCGGTTGCAGGGGCCAGGCGCTGAGATCTACTGGCGCGCACGCCTCGAGCTGGGCAATCAAGGGGCTGTCGGGGTCTTCTTCCAGCGTTCGGGTTTCGACGACGAGCTGATGAGTCACGCACCACTCGTCTAGTTCGTCGGCATCGATGTAATCGCGGTCGTCGAACAGTGCCTCCCATGCGGAGTGAGTCCACATGCCGTCGCTGTCGCGCTGGATCTCTTCGGGCTGAATCATGGTTCTCTCCTTGCTGTTGTCCTTCAATCGCGGTTGTCGTCGGCCCACTGCCGGTTGCTGGCGGCCACCTGGCGGCGGCACCACCCGGCCGCCCTGGCAGCCAGGGCGACGCAGAGCGGGGCGACGATGTAGAGCGTCACCGGGCGCTCCTATTGCCGCGGGCCGCTGCAGGGCGGCGGGAGCGGAGGCCTGCCATTCTCGTCAGGCAAGAAGTCGGTGGCGCGGCGCTGGCCTGTCGCGGTGATGTATTCGACCTCGACCCGTGCGGTGTCAGTGATGTTCTGCGCCACGGCGCCGATGGCCTTGGCACGCTTTATCTCGGTTTCCAGCGCCTCGCCGGTCAGCGATTCGTCGCCCAGGCGCTCAAGCTCGGCAAACAGGTGGTTACGGAGATCTTCGATTCGATTCTTCATGGTCTCGCTTCCGCTTGTTGATCTTGCGCGTGAGCACGCCGCGCAGCTGGATCAGTGGCGCGTACTCAGGCGGCAGGAGGGTGTGGTAGCTGTTTCGCCGCATGAGTTCTTCGCGGGTGATCAGCTCGAGGTTCGATGGGTCCGAGTTGCGCCCGTCGCCGTCGATGAACGCGACGGCATGGCCTGGCGGTATGGGCTTGCCGTTTGCCTCCTCCCACTTCAGGTGGTGGACATAGCGCCAATCCTGTTTGGCTTTGCCGGTGTCGGTCACCTTGCGCTGCAGATAGCCGTCCGCGATGCGATGAGATCCGATCGGCACCCAGTTGTGAGGCTTCTGCCCTTTGCGAAACTGGGTCTGGGTAGAGCGCCCGGTGGAGGGGTGCGGCTTGCCTTTGTTCCATGTCGCCTGCCCGGGTCGAAACTGTCCTGGCTTGTGCGTCTGCATGTAGCTGGCGCTTTTCACAAGCCCCAGCTTCTGCGCCTCGTTCTTGATTCCAGCCATGGAGCGTCGAAAGATCTTCGCCAGCGTCGCGTTGTCGGTATCCGGGTAGTGCTTTGCGAGCGCTATCCGGTCTTCCTGTGTCCAATACCGCCGCTTGCGTCGTACCTGCATGGCACAGCCCTCACTCCTTGATGCCCAGGTACTCGCGCCAGGGCACCTTTTGCCCGCCGACGAGAAAGCCCCAGGTGCCCCGGTGCGCGCCGGAGATGAAGAGGGTGTAGACGCCGTCGCGGCTGACGCTGGTGATGCGGTGGAACTGCCCATAGCCGATCCGAGCGGTGTCGCCACGCTGGCGGACTCGAAGTGAGCCCAGCCCTGGGCGGAATCGTCCGTTCATGTGCGGGCCGCTGTCCGGCGCCACCTCCTCGAGATAGCTGCCGCGGAGGATGATCGTCCGAGCGTTCCACGGGTGGTCATGCAGGTGGCGATCATCGTCGGGCTTCATGATGTGGTGGACGCGGATCGAGATTGGGCACCAACGGTGTCGCGGTTTCCGTGTCTCGTGGTCGTAGGGATTGAACAGCCACCAGCGGCGCATATAGGTCTCGCCGCTCTTCACGATGTCGAAGTAGGGTGTGTGCTGGCTGCGTTCGATGAGCCAGTCAGCGATGCGGCGGCGGCTGGCCAGCCATGCCGTGATCTTCCATACGATGTTCATTGCTACTGCCCCTCCTGCTGGCGGCGGGCGTCCCGCGCTCGTTTGGCTTGGCGCCGGGCCCGCTTCTCTGCCGCGGCGCGCTGGCGGTCTGTGTCGTTCCGGTCGCTGGTGGTGGGTCGGGGTTTGCTCGCCGGCTGCTTGGGGTGGTGCTGTTGGTCGCCGTGGGCCAGCGCCAGAGCAAGGCCGCGCAGCCAGCCGCCGGGGGCGTTGCGTTGCACTTCACGGTTCATTCGTCGATCTCCTTGTTTGGCGTTTGACTGCTTGGCACCAGCCGCCGCAGGGCTTGCCCTCGTTGCCGGCGGCGTGGCAGTTGAACTGGGCGCGGCTTCGGACCGATTCCGCGAAGTCTCGCTGGGTATGCAGTGATCGTGATGCGTCAGAGCCTTTCCGCGCTGCGCACCCATCGCACATCGGGACGGATTTGCGCATGGCCTGGCGGAGGCGTTGACGAGATAGGGGTAGGCGGGGCTTGGGCTCGTAGCTCAGGCAGGTGACGGCGGCGCCGGGATCGGTAACCCATCCGCCCTGGGGCCATTCGCCACCGTCTTTCATCTCGATCATGCCTTCGATCACATCGCAGCGGCCGAGCCGGTCGCAGTGCATGCAGAGGTTGTTGAAGAGCCCCTCCCACTCGGCGTTGGTTGGCGCGTAGGGTTCGCGATCGGTGCTCATTCGTCGGGCTCCTCTTCTGGATATATCGCATCTGCTAACCCCCGTAGGCGCTTCATCTCACGAGTAAGCGCCATCTCCACCGATCCGAAGTGGCTTTCGTCTGTGGTGTATCCGCGGTGGAAAGCCGCAATCTCGTTTGATCGGCGCCGCAAAATCTCTGCAATTTCTTTCCGGTCATCGTCGCCCACAACCCCTCCATTCACTGATCTTGTCCGGGCGAAATCCCGACCATTCGTCGAGCGTCTCGCCGGAGTCGTCTGTGACGACGACCACCGGCAGCGTGCGATGGCCAGCAGCACGGAAGCGCTCGCGGTGAGCTTCGGTCGCGGGAGTGTCGGTGTACCGGATTCCGGCCTTGTCGAGATCGCGCTTGGTCGCGGCGCAGCCCGGGCAGGCCGGGCCGGTGTAGACGGTGATGGTCATGAGGCCACCTCGCTCGGCTCGATAACGCGGAACTCGACGACCCAAACCCAGGGGTTGGTGGCCCAACTGCCGGCGCCGTTGATGGATTCCCAAAGCAGAGCGTAGGCGCCGGCTGGCGTCGGTGATGACTGACCGTCGGCGCCAGACCACCACCCTCCTGGTGCAGGCTGAATTCCTTCAGCCTTGGCGTCCGCCTCGCTGATCTCTTGCAGCCGCTCGACGCGGACGGCGGTGACTTCGAGCAGGATGCGCGATGCCCAGCGGGGCATGTGGATTGAGGGGCGCCACGCGCCGTCGTAGTGAAGATCGTTGGTGTACGGCTTCCAGGGCGCCTTGTCGGGGATGCGCCAGAGACCGTATTCGGCGCGCTCGCAGCTGGCTCGATAGATTCTTGCCGCCGCGCGTTCGTCGCCTTTCTGCAAGTTGTCGTCCCAGTCGACACAGGCACCGTCTTCGTTGCCCAGCAGGGCGAACGCTTCCCGCACCCACAACCGATCGCCGGGCTGGCCGTAGGGGCATTTGACCGACCACTCGCCATCCTCCGAGAATGCGCCGAACACCTCTGGCCCGGGCTGCTCTTCGCCGCGTACGTAAACGGTAGGAGCGAACATCTCTGGACCTTCGATAGCGCCGCAGCCCTTCGGCGGTTGATGTTTCAGAGCCCGCCGCGTCTGCGTCTTCCGCCCATCGAGTATGGCGCGCACCATGCCGTCATTGAATAGAATCGGTCGCTCTGCCATGTCGTCTCCCTGCCGCCGGGCGCCCTGGGCGCCCGGCGCTGTCGTTACGGTGTCGGCGTGTGTGCCTCGGCCTCGCCGCCGAGCCACTCGATCAGCTGTTCGATGAAGGTGGCGAGTGCCCGGGACATCAGCGCGAAGTCGGTCTCCATCGCCACCACCGGGTCGTCGCCGCCTTCGGTCTGGCTGGCTTCGTCGAGCAGCGCGTCGTCGAACTGCAGCGACTTCAGCGCCAGGTCGTCGTGGAGCACGGCGCGCAGAAGGCCCTCGCTGCCGATGCTGAGCTTGCTGGCCTGGCGGCCGCCTTCGAGCAGTGACTGGATCTCCTCGCTATCGAGGTCGACCTGGCGGGCGCCCAGCACCCCGTCATCCTCGGCGGCGCGTAGCTCGGTGCGGTCGCCCAGCAGCAGGCTGGCGGGGCGGCTGCTGGCGTCGCTCAGCCATTGGGTCATGCCGCGCGACGGAGGCGTGCGGGTGGCCAGCGGCGTGACCTTGAGCGAGCCCAGGGTCTGGCGCAGCAGGTCGAGCACCTCTTCGGCGCGCTTGCGGCTGGAAGCGTTGATGCCGATCAGCCGGCGGCGGGTGTCCCACCACAGCTCGACGCGCTTGGTGGTCGTGAAGGCCTGCGGCAGCAGCTCCTCCATCACCTGCTCCTTGAGCAGCTGGCGCTCGCGCCGCGGCAGCGGCTGGCCTTCCGCCTGTTCGCGGGCCTCGACACGCTCGGCGACCTCTTCATTGACCACCGACGCGGGTAGCAGGCGCTCCTGGCGCAGCATGGCCAGCAGCCGGTGGCCCTGGATCTCGTGCACGCGCCGCTCGCTGCTTCGGCCGCCCGGGGCGTTCCAGCCGACCCGGCGGGCCTCGCGCGGCGAGACCGGGCGGAAAGCGAACTCGGCGAGGGCGGTTTCGAGCGCTTCGAGCTCGATGACTTCAGCGTCGTGGACGCGGTAGAGGTGGAGGGATTTGAACCACATATCAGGCCTCCTGGGCGGTGACGACACCGGCCGGCTTGTGAGTAAAATGAGTGGGATTGATGACCTTTTCTTGCCAGCAGTCCTGGCTTCCCCACCACACGGCGCCGACCCACCCCATTCCGTCTTGCCAGTGGCCCTCAACAACCCCGCTGGGATTGAAGTCGAGATCGACCAGGTCGGAGCTGTAGAGCAGATACTCGCCGTCGTACTTCTCGGCCTCTTCAATCGGGCGCCATTCGAGCAACCGCACAATCGAAGGCTTTGCGCCGCGAGCTCTATCCAGCCTCTCGATCTCGGCCAGGATCAGCGCTGCGGCCTTGACCAAGTTGCGGCGCGGCTCGTCGGCAGGCTTCCACCAAGCATTCTCGAAAGGCCAGACTGCTGGAGGGGTTTCCGGCAAGGCGTGGCCGGTCACCTGTACGCAAGCGCCCCAGGCGTAGGTGCTGGCAGCAGCTGCGAGATCGCCGTCGGTGTGAGTGTCGTCGTGTGCCGGTGTCCAGCCTTCGGCATCGATCTGGCGCTGGCGCTCGCTGAATACGTCGAGTAGTGCGCGTGTCATGGGTCATTGCTCCTTACCGGGGTGGCCGGCACATGAGCCGTCCGGGTGTTGGTTATCGCAGGGGCCGGCGACCAGGTTGGTCTTGCCGGCGGCCAGCATCTGTCGCAGTTCAGCCCGCGCGCCCTGGGCGCCGTCCGGGTGGGAGAGCGTCTCCATCAGTCGCCGATCTGAGAGCCTAAGCAGGTAATCGATGGGCATGTGGATGTGCCACGTCGTCTGTGTCGTCATTTCGCTGCTCCCCGCATCGTGGCCTTCACGCAGCGTTCGCCGGCGCGGCCATGAATTTCTGCTCGTGGGTGAAGTTGGCCTCGACCAGGGCGCGGGCCAGGGGTGGGCACACGCTGTTGCCGATCAGGCGCACCTGGGTGTGCTTGGGCACCGGCTTGCCGTCGATCTCGGCGAATCGGTAGTGGCTGGGGAATCCCTGCGCCGCGGCGAGTTCGTGCGGCTGCAGCATGCGCATCCCGATGTCGGTGATGACGTACTGCTCGCCGGCGATGGTTACCGTGACCAGCTGAAAGCGGTCCTTGGTGGTGACCGTCGGCGCTGGGGCGTTGAGGTCGCGGCCGGTCTCGCCGGACCCGCTGCCGTAGTAGGGCGCCAGGAAAGCGGCGACAGCCGCGGCATGGGTGCCGCCGGCGCAGACTGTCGGCATCGGCTCGGCGATGTCTCTGCCGCCGCGCTCGCTGCCCTTGAGGTTCACCATGCTGGCGGCGACCAGGGCGTTGTGGTCGGTGGCCGTGATCGTCGGTACCGGATTGGTCAGGCTGTCGCCGACGACGCCGGTGAAGTGTTTGGCCAGGAAGGCAGCCACCAGGGCGTGCTTACCGCCGCCGGCGACGACGGTGCCGAGCGGCTTCTGCAAGTCGAGCGTGCGCGGCGCTTGGCCTGGGCGCTCGCCGTACCCGGTCTGCACCATCGTTGCCGATACCAGCCCCAGCGGCGCGGCGCCGCTGCGGAACTTCGTGATGTGGGGTGCGACCACTGCGAAGCCTGGCGAGGTGGTGAGCGTTTGCAGTGGCTCGCCCACTCCCTGCCCTCGAAAGGCGTCGTGCCAGCTGGCCGTGTGGTTGCACTTCACGATGAACGGATCGCCGCTTTCGACGACATAGCGCATCACGCCTTTGGCGATGCGCTTCAGCGTGTTCTCGGCGAGCTCGCGCTTGCGGCCGAATATCGAGGGGCACGGGATAGACCAGTCGATGCACTCGGCGGCGGTGCGGTAGGGCGCCAGCTTGCCTCGCTGGACAGCCGGCGCCACCGGGTCGCCGTGCGTCGCCTTGGGCCAGGAGATCGGCAGGCCGTCACGCCGCGCGATCAGGAATAGCCGCTTGCGTATGGTCGGGGTGCCGTAGTCGCAGGCGCGCAGGATGCGCCAGTCGACCTCGTAGCCGTGGCGCTTGAGCGCGCGGACAAACCCGCGGAACGTCTGACCCTTGCGCGCCGGGTCTGGCACCAGCTGACCCTTGGCGTTCTTGACCAGCGGGCCCCAGTCTAGAAACTCCTCGACGTTCTCCAAGATGATCACCCGCGGTTTCACCCGAGCGGCCCAGCGCACCGATACCCAGGCCAGCCCGCGCACGCTCTTGCTCACCGGGCGCCCGCCCTTGGCCTTGGAGTGATGGCGGCAGTCTGGCGAGAACCACGCCAGCCCCACTGGCTGGCCGCCGGTGGCCTCGTCGGGATTGATGTCCCAGACGTCGGCGACGGCATGGCGGGAATCGGGATGGTTGGCGGTGTGGGTGGCGATCGCGGCGGCGTCGTGGTTGATCGCCAGATCAACCGGCCGGCCCAGGGCCTGCTCGATACCCTCGCTGGCACCGCCGCCGCCGGCGAAGTTGTCCACCACCAGCTCGTGGCCGAAGCCGAGGCGTAGGCTCGTCATTGGGATCTCCTAAGGGTATTCGTGCCACGTCGTGCGTCGGCACTGCTTCTTGCCTTCATTGATGACGCGCGTCTCTCGACGGCGAATCGTGAGCGACCGGCTGCGGCCGGCGCGGCGCGCCAGGTCCATGAACTGATCGCAGAACTGGGGGGCGTCGAAGAGCGGCGACACCTGAACAGCGCGCTCACTATCCAGATACTTCTCAGCGACCTCAGCAGTCCTTGCCTCGTACTCGGACTGGGTCTCCCAGCGCTGCTGCTTCGGCAGGTACTTCGGCTTGAGCCGCTGGGCCATCTGCTTGGCGTGCGCCTCAGTCATGCCGAACACGGCGAACGTCGACATGTGATCCTCCTGTGCCCGGCACGGGGCGTTGAACTGGTAAGGAATCCTTACCGGTTGGGTGTCTGAAAAAAGCGCCCGGCGCGGGGCCGGGCGAAGGTACGCAGGAGATGCCTTGGCATCGGGGAGGGCTCTCGCCGCGCCCGCGTCGGGGCGGAAACGGTCGCGGGAAAGCACCCCCCGATGAAAGGCGGGATGATGCGGTGGCCGGTGCTGATCTCCGGAATGGCGTTTACTCACGAGGTGCGGGGCTTTGCCCGTTCCCGCCCACATCCACCGGGCGCCCTACGGCCCGGCCTATGTCGATCTGCTGCGCATCAGCCTGCGCATTCACCGCATCGGGAAGCGCTCCCGGCTCAACCCTCAGGCGTCACAGCCTTTGGGAACGCTTCCCGATGGCCAGCAGATCTCGCCCTGCTGGCGCGGCGCTGTTCATGCGATCTGCACTTCCTCGGCGGGGACCGTGAGCTGATCCTTGGCGACGATCTGATCGATCGTTTGGCCGGTTGATTCCGCTTCGATGTAGCAGCGCGGGTAGCTGTTGAAGTGCTGGCGGTTGCTGACCTCAACCGTGCGCCGATCATTCGGCATGAGGGTGTAGGTCACATCGACCCTGCCGGTCGCGTACTCCTCAATCTCGTATTGCGATGTCTCGACCACCATGCGCTCGGTGCAGCCGGTGGGCTTCGTGCGGTAGAACTTGAGTCGTGCCATGTCTTCCTTCCTTCCTGTCTGAGTGGATCCCGGTTACAGCGTCCGGGGCAGCTTCCGCGAGCTTAGTTATCGCTCTGCTGCTGAGTGATGCGGTGGCCGGCGCTGATCTCCGGCTTGTTGGCGCACTGCCAGCCTTTCGGCGCTTCGGTCATGGCGGCTACGGGGTCGTTACCCTTCCTCACCCATTCCATCGGCCAACCTGTCTCCGTCAGTCGCATCAGCCTGCGCATTCACCGCATCGGGAAGGGCTCGGCGATCTTCTACCAATGCCCCGGATCTGCTTTTTGGCGCATCCAGTCAGAGGTGAGTTGCCCCTCAAGCGCTTGGGTCTCAGCAGCCATGTGGCGGCCAAGCACTTCCCGATGGCCAGCGGATTACGCACCGCTGGCACTGCGTGGGGTCCGAGTTGTTAAAGAGCTGCTGCATCTGGCAGCGCCCGGTAGGCGCTCTCGGATACAGGCCGCCATCCGCTGGCGGCTGCGTCGTTCAGTTGCTGGCGTAGGCGTTGCTGTCGGTGCTGCTGAGTGCCGGGGCGCAGACCTCGGCGGCGATGCCGTCGTAGTCGGGGTGGCCGTACCGACGGGCCGGCGGCACGCCGCGGGCGGCTTCGGCGCGCCAGGTGGCGACGCCGTCGCAGTAGCGGGCCTGCTGCATGAGCTGCACGTCGTAGTCGCTCGGGCCTAGCATGTCGGTAGAGGCGACTGTCAGGACGGCCAGGGTGGTGACCGCGGCGGCGACGCCGGCCAGGGGGCTGGTGATCAGGCGCATGCGGAGTCCTCCTTGCGTTTGCGGGAGATGGCGATCAGGCGGATCTGGTCGGCGACCCAGGCGCGGGCGTTGATCTCGCGGCCGAAGCACTTATCGGTGATGACAACGATGCGCTGCTTGGCCGGCAGGAATAGCGCCGGGCGGTAGCCGCTGGCGGGCGCTCCCCATTCACGCAGGCGGCCCATGTACTGCACGCCGAGGTCGAGCTCGCCGTTGGTGCAGAGCTGCTCGTCGTAGACGGCGACGATCTGGTGCGCCGGGTAGCAGAAGGTCTTGAGGCTCATGCGGCCACCCCGGCCAGGTCGTGGCTCTCCTGGCGGCGGCTGAGCTTCGTGATGCTGATCGTCTGGCGGCCGCCGCTGGAGCGCAGCCGCTGCATGTGCACGTCCGGCGAGATGGCGCTGATCGTGAGCGCCAGCAGCAGCGGGGCGATCCACGTGCGCCGCATAGCCTGGGCGACAGCTTCCGTGGCTCGCTGGGCTCGAAGGGTGAAGTAGATCGCTTCCACTGTGCTTTTGACGGTCGCGGGAGAAACGCCGCGAGCTTTGGCGATCTCTTTCTGAGTCATGCCGGCAGCAATACCCGCGATGACAAAGGCCTGATTGGCGGTGGGGAGGCCTTGGGCGCGTTTTCCTACCTGGCAGCGATAGCCGAAGGCATTGATCGTTTGATTGGTATGGAGAACCTGCTGCATGTCGTTACCCAAGGTGGTGATGTCTTGAGGTAACTATTACCCATGGGTAACCGCTTGGTCAATACCCTTGGGTAATGAAATTTCAAGCAGGCACAAAAAACCCGCCTCAGCGGCGGGTGATTTCTTCCGATCATCCCTGGGGCGGCCCTAGTGGAGCAGAACGCTATACCAGAAAACCTTGCCGATGACGTTGACCTGCTCCGGCCAGTCCGGGCCAAGATCCTCGTCGGGATGTTCGATCTTATCGGGGTTTGCGCTGCGGATGCGAAGCCCTCCGCCAGGTAGCCGATAGAGAAATTTCACGCGAAGCAACCCATCATGGTCGATGGCATACATTTTCCCGTTCTTGATCTGCTTATCAGCGGTGTCCACTCCCACTGACGCCCCGTCAGGCAGTATGGGCTCCATGCTGCTGCCTTCAACGAATGCACATGCTGCAGACTCCTTCGACACCCCAGCGCTCCTTAGGGTGCTGCGCTTGAAGCGCAGAGTCGCCCCGTTGTTCTCAACCACCTGCATGCGGCCTCCGCCGCCAGACAGTGCTACCTCTCGGAAGAGCGGAATCTCTACCTCGTCATCTGCCAGTGGCCTGGAGTGATCCCAGGGGTCCACGTTTTCGGTAAAGGTCAGCTCGTTGTCAGATTCAGGCTTACCTATAGCTTCCGGCACACCTTTGTCCCCGGGCTCTGCATTCGGCTGCCCGTGCTCGAGCTCGTCCAACCAACGGGGGGCGAGACCCAGCAGGTCTTCGACGTGTCGAGCGAAGTCCTCGCCGATCCGTTTCCGGTGGGCGCCGTCAGATAGGCATCGTGAGATGTAGCTTGGCTGCCGGTCAATGGCGTCGGCCAGTCTGGATTTGTTCCCACCGAAACGCTCTTTCAGCAGGGCCAGCAGGTTGCTGCGGCGAATGTCGTAGATGTCCATGCGGGAATCTTCCGCGCTCTTTACTCACAGGTAAATTCCCTGTGGGTGTTGATTTGACCATTACCCATGGGTAATCATGGTGGCGTTTCTTACTGGAGCCACCGATGAAGACACGCATTGAAGGCCTGCTCGTCTGGCTGAAGAGCGCCACCGACCAGCAGGTCGCCGACACCGGCACGACCCGGCCCTACCTTCGCCTGATCGGCTACGGCCACAAGACAGCGTCTGTCGGTACGGCGGCCCTGATCGAGAAAGCCACAAACGGTGCTGCCACTCGACAACAGCTACGCCCTGACGACTGGCACGTGATGTGGCCAGAACTCGACTGCTCGCAAGCCTCTTCTGGTTCCCAGTCTACCCAAGCCAATAGCTCGGAAGCTGCCTCCTGACGGGGGTGAACATTCATACAGGGGCGGGGAGCACATCATGACCAAGAACACGAAGCCCAGCTATTCGAGCTGGCTGACCAGTGACCTCTCGGACGAGATCAGCCGCATCAATCGCCTGCGCGCCGAGCTGTCCGGCGAGCGCCCGATGGACGAAGCGAAGCGCCGGCTGGAGCTGGCCCACGCCGGCGCGCGCTATCACGCGGCCACCGCGGAGCTGATGCGCCGCGCCAAGCCGTTCGACGCCGCGGCCGAGGCCCGCCGGGCGAAGACGATCAGCTACCACACCCGCGAGGCGGAGCGGTTTCTGGCGCTGGCGTTGGGTATCGAGCTCCCGGCCGGCGTGCCGCTGCCCGCGTTCGATGCACGGGTGAGCTGATGCAATACCTCGTCGCCATCAATCAGGCCCGCGCCGTGGAGTGGGGGCTCAATGCGCAGCAGGCGATGCTGTTCGCGTTCCTGCACCAGGTTCCGACCTGGGCCGACGCGCGCCAGCTCGACGGGCAAACGTTCTACAACGTGAGCAAGTCGAAGGTGGTCGCCGAGCTGCCGCTGCTGACCGATAAGCAGGACACCGCCTATCGGCTCATGAAGCAGCTGGCGGTGCTGGGTGTGATCCAGATCACCAGCTGCGACAACCGCACCTACATGCGGCTCACGGAGAAGGGCAAGACTTGGAACCGCGGGGCGCCGAAGGCGGGGTCGGAAAAATCTCCGACCCTCAATAGGGCGGCCGATTCGCAAGGGTCGGAAAAATATCCGACCTCGGAAAAATCTCCGAGCGGGGTCGGAAAAATCTCCGCGCCAGGGTCGGAAAAATCTCCGACGAATCAAGATACCAATGATCCTAACCCCAACACACACATCGCGGGCGGGCCGCTCGATCACGCTCAGCAGTTCGCCGACGACGGCCAGCCGCTGGCGTCCACTGCCCGACAGTTCCCGATGACGCTCGACTGGCAGCCAGACCCGCAACACTTCGCCGCGGCGTGCCAGCGTGCCGGCCTGCCGGTGGACACCCAGCCGGCGGATGCCCAGCTCGCCAGCTTCACCGCTCACCACGCCGACAGTGGCCGCCGCTACGGCGCCATGGCCTGGACGACCAAGCTCGTCGACTGGCTGCGCCGCGACCAGCGCTTCGCTCAATCCCAACCGCAACCGACCGGAGGTGCCGCCCATGCAAACGGCCGCCAACGTACTCCCTCACGCCGTCGCACAGCTGCCGAGGCCAGGGCAGCAGCAGAAGCCGAGCGGCAGCGCGGAGAGCGTCCACACGATGGGCAATGGCACCGCTACCCCTGATGTCGTCGATGCGCTGTTCGACGGTATGCGGAATCTCTACGGGGCGAAGTTCGAGAAGCAGTGGGGCGAATTCGACGAGCAAGGCGTGTGGGGGGCTGAGTTGGCGCACCTGGCCATCGGCCATCTCGAGCGTGGTTTCCATCGGCTGCGTGGTGAGATCCGAGACGCGGCCCGTTCCGGCGACACGGCTTGGCCACCGCAGCCGGCAGCATTCGCCGCCATGTGCGAGCCACGGCCGGAAGACGTCGGGCTGCCGGCGGTCGACGCGGCATGGCGTGAGGCCTGCGCCCACTGCCACGACCCGTCGGGCTGGCGCTGGAGCCACGAAGCCGTGCGCATGGCGGGGCAGGCGATCGGCTGGCGCGAGATCCACGGGACCACGGCGCAGAGCGTCCGCGCCCGCCTGGAGAAGCGTTTCAGCCGCGAGTACGGCGCCCTGGTCAACCGGGTGATGGCGGGCCAGCCGTTGGCGGCCCAGGGGCTGATCGAGAGCGACGGCACCCGCAACCGTGCCGAGTTGGCCGAGCGCGCCAGCCGCGAGGCCGCCCAGCAGCAGGCGGAGGCCGCGGGCCTGCCGCACCGCATGAATGCCAGCCAGGGGCTGGCGATGTTGAAAGCCGCCACGGGGAGGGCGTGAGCATGACGCAACTGATTCCGTTCGAGTTCGACTGCCAGCAGGTGCGCGTCGTTGAGGCTGACGACGGCGATACCCTGTTCGTCGCCCGAGACATCGCCGCCGCGCTGGGCTACGCCCGCCCGACAAAGGCGATCCAGGACCATTGCAGGGGTGTCCTGAAACGGGACATCCCCACGGTGAGCGGTGTGCAGGCGTTCAGCGTGATTCGCGAGCCGGACGTCTATCGCCTGATCGTGAAGAGCAAGCTGCCGAGCGCCGAGCGCTTCGAGGCGTGGGTCTTCGAGGAGGTGCTGCCAGCGATCCGCCGACATGGGCGCTACGAGGCACCCACCACCCAGGCGCCGGCGGCAAACGATCAGCTGCCGGACATCGCCCGGGCCTCGGCCATCGCCAGCGCGCTGGACGGCGCCGCCCGGGCATTCGGTCTCGACGACAACATGCGGATGCTCTCGGTCAATCAGGCGGTGGTACGCCGCACCGGGGTCGACCTGCTCGCCGAGCTGGGTGCCACCCACCTGCTGAGCCCGATCAATGAGCGCTATCTCACGCCAACCGACCTTGGCCTGCCGCTGGACATGAGCGCTATCGCCGTCAATCGCACGCTGCGCGACCTGGGCTACCAGCGCCAGGAGCGAGACGCTAAAGGCAAGGCCTGCTGGGTGATGACTGAGCGTGGCCGTGCCGCTGGCGGCCGGATGATGGATACCGGCAAGAAGCACGGCGACGGCACGCCGGTGCAGCAGCTCAAGTGGCCGGAGTCGGTCGCTACTGTGCTGCAGGAGGCCGCGGCGTGATGAGACGAGCCCCGACCCGCATCCAGTGCCCGACCTGCCGGGAGTTCAAGACGCTGGGCAAGATGAAGCGCCAGGGCGAGGTGCTGCCGTCGTGCGTCGACTGCCAGCTCTCGCGCAATCGCCCGCACTACCGTGGCCGGAGGTACTGCGTATGAGTTTCGCCGCCCTGCAGCCCACAGGCCCGGGCCAGCGTTGCCGATCCACCGACACCGACTACAGCGGTGAGGTCATCACGGATGAGCTTGTCGAGGAGGGCTGTCGCTATCGGAATGCAGCCGGCCTCGTTCGGCGCGCCGGCCGCGACATCTGGATCTGCTGGCATCCCGGTGTCGTCGGCCCTTACCGCGTGATCATCGCTCCCGAGCACCTGGAGGTGATCCAGTGACCCGATCCACACGCTACAACCGCCCGCGGCGCCGGCGTGGGCCAGCCCGGCGCCATTGCGGCCTGTGTGGCCAGGCCCGCGGCGCGATGTGCTACGACCCGGGCGAGCCGTACTGCTGCCACTGCATGAGCCGCCGCCGCGCTGACGGGGTGGGCCAATGAGACGCACAGACACCCAAGCCGCCCGCGCGGCGCTGATCGGCACCAATCCGCAGTTCCGGCTCTATCTCGACCATCGCCGCCGTCACCGCGAGGGACTGACGCTCGAGCAGCTGCCGGACGGCACGCACGATGAGCAGGACGCCGCGGAGTTCATCCGGTATGCATGCGGCATCGAGAGCCGCCGGGAGCTCGACACGAACGACCAAGCGCGCCAGATGCTCGACCGCATCGTGGCCGACTACCAACGCTGGGCACGCCGGCAGGCGAGGAGAGGGTGATGGATGACGTTCTGACACTACGCCCGATGGGCAATGGCTTGTGGATGGAAGATGCCGACAGCTCGCAGTCCCAGCAGTACGTGCTCAAGCAGCAGGCCAGCCTGGGCATGATGGCGCTGATCGAAGAGGAGATGATCCGGCACGAGAGCGAGCTGTCCGAGAAGATTGCCCAGATTTTCGAGGAGCGCCCGGGCCCGTACACCGGTGCCCAAGTGGCGGAGGTGCTGCGCGACACGGCACGGAATGTCAGCTGTGCCCCGCGCCAGGCCGAGGGAGGGCAAGGGTGATGGAGGACAAGATTCTGCTGGTTCTGGCTGGCATTGCGCTCTGCCAGTCGTTCTATGGGGTGCTGATCACCGGCAATTGGCTGGCGGCTGCGGTGATGGTGTCTCTGGCGGTGCTGGCGATCCGTATCGCTGGGGTGCCGCAATGACCGCCCCGTCTACTCGCCGCCGACCAGCGCGGGCGCCCCGGGCGCCGCGGGTCGACCATGAGGGCATCGAGCAGATGGTGCTGATCCGCTGGCTGTTCGGCGAGCAGCAGCGCGGCATGCCGGTGGGTGATCTCTACGACGTGATCTATCACGTGCCGAATGGCGGGCAGCGCAACAAGAAGACGGCGGCGGACCTCAAGCGCCAGGGCGTGCGCTCGGGTGTCTCCGACCTGGTCGTGATGGAAGGGCGCGGCGGCTGGCTCGGGCTCTACGTTGAGTTCAAGGCGACGCCGCCGAATCACGCCGCCACGGCTGCTAGTCAGCGCGAGTGGCTGGAAAAAGCCGATCACCGCGGCTACTGCGCGGTGCTGGCGCGCGGACTGGAGGAGGCCAAGGCGGTGCTACGGGAGTACGCCGGGTGGGCGCCGACGGTCATCGAGCGGCGCGAGGCCATGCCGCACGGCACGAAGTGGTAACGGATCAGACCTGAGTGGTAAAGGCTCTGGCGCCAAGTGGTAAAGGCTTGGGCTCGGAGTGGTAAAGAACCAGGGGATAGGGGGAGAGCATGCGGCAATTGGAGCTGATGGGGATCAATCAACTGCTGGCGTTAATCAGGCGCGAGCCGGAGGGCAGCACGCTGCGTGCCCGGGCGCTGCGCCGCTGTCTCGATGAGCTGATCGAGGTCGAGATCGAGTGGCGGCTGGACTACCGGCACCTCAACCTGGGGCATCACAAAGTCAGCCCGTTGGCGGGCATGGGCGAGGGGCGCGGCGAGGTCACCGGCCGGGTTGATCATGTGATGGAGGCCGCGGAACGTTATCGGCATGCCTGCCGCTGGCGGTCGATGGCGCAGGCGCTGCTGGCGCATCTCACGGAACGGCAGCGGATGGCCGTGCTGCTGGCGGGGTATGCGATACCCGGGCAGCCGTGGGTGCGTCCGGTGCTGGGCGACCGCGAGCGAATCGAGGCGATCAAGGGTGGCCACCGAGGGCTGACCCTGGCGCAGGTTCGTGACGCTCAGCTGATCGTGCTGCAGCGCCTGGGGTGGCCGGCGTTTGGCGGCTGGGGGGCAGAGGAGTGGTCGCTGCGCCGCGCCGACTGGTCGCTGGCCCCGACTTTCAGTGCCAGCCGCCAGCGGAATCGCTTCAGGCAGTGGCGCCCGGTCTCTGCTCGCGAGGTGTTCGGTACACGCAAGGCACTGGAGCGATCGGCGGAGAAGGCCCGCGCCCGGCTACTGGATGTGGTCAGCCAGCAGTCAGAAATTGCCGCCTGAACACTATATGTTGTAATCGAGGGGGGAAGGCGGTACAGTTCAGCTATCGTGTGATTTCTGCGCCCTGATCGGTTTAGACCGGTCGGGGCGCTGTCGTTTATGACCCTGTTCGCCGCCCGTGCCTGCGCTCCACGTGCTCCCCCACGTCCCTAAGGCATGGGTGGCAACCTATTTGGCCTTCTCGCCTTCGGTCGATTGCCGCTCGGTGGTTCCGTCTATTCGGTCATTACCGATTTCAGGCCCAGGCAGAACGCGTCGAATTCGGCATCTGACATTTCCCTATGTCGATTCTGTTTGGCTGATGCCTGTGAGTTGCCGGTGGGGTTCTTTTGAGACCCTGTAGAGCGCAGCCATGAATCGGCACGGCTGTTTGACGTTTCTATGCCTCCGGCAGTGACAGCCGAAGCGATCTCTTGTTTCGTTAACTCTAGCGCGCCGCTGATTAGTTTGAGTCGACGGTTATTATCCATCATATTTTCCACCCTTGATCAGTGAAAGTTTCGGTCTATTGCTCTCGCCGTTAATCAAAAATGACTTGAGCGCCGAGAGCCCGCCAATCATCTTATTGACACCCCATGCAGAGTCGAACGCCGCCGCGCTAATGTTTTCTGATCGGGCATAAACGTCTGATTCGTTGATTTTGATTTCTCGGCGCCAACGGTCCAGGATCATGAACCCCTCGCCGTTGAAAATGACTTGCGGGGTCAGTCGGCCGCGGCGCTCGCCGAATTTCAGCCGATATTCTGACAGCGCGCGTAGCAGCCCCGTTTTGAACTCGCTGTGTGTTGCGGCCATGAATTCAAAGCCCCAGGCGGATTCATCGGTAACACGGAAATGATAGCGAGCGCTTTGGTTTGTGTTGTGCATGTCATTGCTCCAGCAGCTTGCACATGAGCCTAGCGGCCTCTCGGTCGCCGGCGGCATATGACGCATCCATGCAGAGCGTGACCAGCATTGAGGGGCCTGTCGCGGTGGCGTCGAATTCTATGATGATTTTGTCGTTATCCTCGTCATCATCATCGGGTATTAGCGTCATGATGACCGGTCCGCGTGAGGGTTTTTCGCCTCGGCAGTGATCAATGTCTTGCGTGATGATCGCCAGTCGATTGAGGGTGTCGACTAGCGGTGCTTGCCTCGCGCGATCGGCAAACGATGTGACCGCGCCGGGTTCGCCTGGATCATCGGTTGGCGGCATCTGATTTGTGGTTTTAATATCCACGCTTGATTTTACTAGTGCAATGCCATTGCTGAGCGCGCGTTTAAATACATCGGCTTGATCGAGGCTGAGCGTCATTCGGGATATGTGAGTGTTGTTCATTTCCAACAGCGCTCGATCAATGCTGGATCGCCTGAATCTCAAGTGATTCAGCAGCTCGGCCCATACGCCGCCGGGTATGTTGGCGCCGCTCGCCCAGCGGCGGACCGTGCGTGAGTCAACGCCCATTAGTTCCGCCATATCGGTTTGCCATTGCGTGCCGAACAGTAGGTTTCCAACGGCTTTTAGGTTGTCGGTAGTCGGTTGCATCTGTATATCCCTCAGCTGTAGACGTAGCAGATCATTTCGCCTTCCCACTCCGGCAGAGCGCCTTTGCGGATGATGTCCATCTCGCCGCATGCCCATGCGCGGCCATGATTGAGGCCGTCACGCTCGGCGATGGCGAGGGAGGTAACGTAGCGCTCGCCTGTGCGTTTGGCGCGGGCAGTGGCGATGTGTGTCACGGATGCTTTTTTCTGCTGCTGCTCGGCAGCGCGGGCGGCGCGGGCTTCGTCGGCAATGGCGTCCATCAGGCTGACCAGGGCGGGCGCGGCATAGTCAGCGGCGGTTTTGAATACGCCTTCGTTTACCAGGCCCCAGCCCCAGCGGCCGCCGCCCTGGTAGACGCGACCCTCGCGCTGTGAGTATTTTTCGGCCCGATCGCTGGCCACTGCCATGGCCGCCTTGAGGTTTTCGCGGGCGATCTTCAGGGCTGCTGAGAAGGTGGCGCGGTAGTCGTCGCCCGGCTGGATGGTTTCGCGGGTGAGGTGATGAGCGGCTGTGAAGATGGCTTGCTTGATCATGGTGAGTAGCCCTTTGGCTTTCTGGCCGGGCCTCATGCCCTTGCCTGTGTCCTAATAATAGGACATTTATTCTACCGAGTCAAACCTTCCCCAAATTATTTTCGGCCTTCTCCCCTTCGGTCGATCTTGCCGCTGTGCGGCGGCCTTTCTATTCGGAGTTCCCCATGCGTTTCATGCGCGATGTCGAGATGATCGGCAGCGGTCGCTATCCGCTGCGCGTGCGCCTCGCTTGGGGCGCCCATGTGTCCGACGGCTTCGTCGATGCGCTGTTCGCGCTGGCGGCTCGCTTCGGCTGGTCGCTGGATCACGTCAGCTGGCTGATGGCCTGTATGGCGTTCGAGACTGGTCGGACGTTCGACCCTGCCGTGCGCAATGCGGCGGGCTCGGGCGCCACTGGTCTGATCCAGTTCATGCCGCTGACCGCGCGCGGATTGGGCACAACGACCGATGAGCTGGCGGCCATGACCGCCGTCGAGCAGCTAGCATTCGTCGAAGACTATTTCCGCCCCTACCACCGCCGCATCTCGACGCTGCCCGATATGTACCTGGCCATCCTGCTGCCCGCCTATGTGGGCCGCCCGGGTGGCGCGGTGCTGTTCACTGAGGGGCGCGTCTCCTACCGACAGAATGCCGGGCTCGATGCGGACAACGACGGACGCGTCACGAAGGACGAGGCCGCCCAGCGCGTTCAGGAGATGCTGATCGAGGGGCAGCTGGCGGCCAATTCACGCGACGTCTGGCAGGCAGAGGAGGCGGCATGATCGACCCAGAAGACAAGGGCCGGCTGCTGCAGGCTGTCGCTATCGTCGCGCTGGCGACACTCGGCGGCTTGCTGGGTTACCTCAGCCGCGCTAGCGATGCCGGCGAGCGGGTGACAATCAAGCAGATGGCGCTGAAGGCCTCGAGCGCTGGATTCTCCGGCTGCCTCGTTTTCTTCGCCTGCCAGTGGGGCGGGCTGGATTGGCTGGCCACCGGCATTCTCGCCGGCCTGGCCGGATGGATGGGGGCCGAGGCGACGATTCAGGTACTGACGAATCAGGTTCGCAAGCGCCTCGGTCTCGATCGAGAGGAGAACCGCGATGATCGTTCCTAAGTGGCTCATGCGGCCGCTGCTGATCGGCTGCATCATCATCCTGGGTGCCGGCGTCATCACGCTCGGCGCCCGGGCCTATTTCCAGCAGCAGGCGCTCGATGGCTTCTGGCAGAAGATGACCGAGCAAGAGAAGTCGATCTCCAAGCTCGAGGATGCCAACGGCAACCAGAAGGCGGTGATCGACGAGCTGGCCAGCCAGCGCGAACGCGATGCCGATGCGGTCGAGCAGCTCCTCAACTCAATCTCGGATCTCGCCCGCCAGGATGAGACGACTCGAAACCGGCTGCACGCCCTGGAGGTCAGCAATGCGCAGACTCGCGCTTATCTCGATCGCCTCGTCGATCCCGCTGTTAGCTGCATGCTCGACCCCGCCTGCGACGACGATCAGCGTGCCGCAGCTGATCGACCTGCAGCCGCCGACGAGCCTGATGCGGTCGTGCAGCCTGCCGACTGAAACCCGGCGCGTGACTAATCGCGACCTGGTCAACGGCTACGTCGACTGGCGCACGGCGGCGCGGGCGTGTGCCGCACGGCATGGCAGCCTGGCTGGCTGGATCGAGGGCCGGCAGACGCAGCAGGGTGGGCAGGACTGATGCCTGCCAGAGCTAAGCGCCCATGCCGCGCACCTGGCTGCCGTCATACCACGACCGAGCGCCACGGTTACTGCGAAGAGCACGCCCACATGGGCACAGGCTGGACGCAGCGGCGCAAGGGTAAGAGCGGGCGCGGTGGCAGGCCATGGCGCCGCAAGCGCGAAGCGGTGCTGCAGCGTGACCGCTACCTCTGCCAGCCCTGCAAGCGAAAGGGCATGGTGACCCCGGCCAACGAGGTCGACCACATCGTCAACCGTGAAGCCGGCGGTACCGACGCAGACACCAACCTCGAGGCCATCTGCTCGGCCTGCCACAAGGCGAAGACGGCGCGCGAGGCGCAGAACGGGCGCGGATGAGACGGATTCCCATCTAGGGGAGGGGGAGGGTAAAAGTCTGGGGCTTTCGAGCCCGGACACCGCCGCCTCAACTCAATTTTTATACCCGCGAAATTGAAAAATCAGGTTCGGCGAGAGGAGTTCGCAAATGACACGAGGTCGCAAACCCAAGCCGAGCCACCTCAAAGCCGTCCAAGGCAATGCCGGCAAGCGGGCAGTGAACCATGACGAGCCTGTCGCAGAGTCGCTGACCGAAGTGCCGCCGCCACCTGACTGGATGCCCGAGATCGGCGTCGAGATGTGGGAGCGGGTTGGTCCTTGGCTGGTCAGCTCGAAGATTCTGACGGACTCCGACCTGGCCAACCTCGAGGCCTACTGCGCCGCTTACAACCGCTGGCGTCTCGCCGAGCAGAACATCGCCCATCATGGGCTGACGGTCGATAGCGCCATGGGTGGGGTGGCCAAGAACCCGGCCTGCACGGTGGCCAATGAATCCCTCAAGCAGATGAACACGTTCGGCAGTGCTCTCGGGCTGGACCCTTCCAGCCGCGCCCGGCTGGCAGTGCCGGGTGCCAAAGATGCCGCCAACCCATTCGCCGCACTGGTGGGCAAAAAGCGATGATCCCGAATGGCCAGCTATCCCAACGTCAACGCCGCGAACAAGTACGCCACGGGCGTCGTAGCTGGCCGCATACCTGCCTGCAAGGAGGTGCGGCAGGCCTGTAAGCGACACCTCGACGACCTGGCCGCCTCCAAGGGGCGGGCGTTCAAGTACCGCTTCGACAAGGATGCCGCAGAGCGTGTCTGCGTCTTCGTGCAGCTGCTCCCCCACACCAAGGGGCGATGGGCGCGAGAGCGACGACTGATCGCGCTGGAGCCGTGGCAGCTGTTCATCTTCTGCTGCATTTTCGGCTGGCTTCGCAAGAAGAGCGGGCTGCGGAGATTCACCGAGGCCTACATCGAGGTCGAGCGCAAGAACGGCAAGTCGGTCATGGCCGCGGGCGTGGCCAACTACATGCTGTGCGCAGATGGCGAGTACGGCGCCGAGGTCTACTGTGGTGCGACCACGGAGAAGCAGGCCTGGGAGGTTTTCCGCCCAGCGCGCCTGATGCTGCAGAAATCGCCGGCGCTGGTCAGTGCCGCCGGCATCGAGATCATGGCCAAGAACATCTCGATACCGGAAGACGGCAGCCGACTGGAGCCGTTGATCGGCGACCCCGGTGATGGCTCCTCACCGAGCTGCGCCCTGGTCGACGAGTTCCACGAGCACCAGACGCCGAACCTGTACGACACCATGTCGACCGGTATGGGGGCCCGCGATCAGCCGCTGATGTTCATCATCACGACAGCCGGCTTCAATACTGCCGGGCCGTGCTATGACAAGCGGCGCCAGGTCCAGCAGATGCTCGACGACGCGCTGCCCAACGAAGAGCTGTTCGGGATCATCTACACCATCGACAAGGGCGATGACTGGCAAGACCCTGCGGTCCTGCGCAAGGCCAATCCCAACTTCGGGGTGTCGGTCTCGGAAGAGTTCCTGCTCAAGGCGCAGCGCGACGCGATCCGCTATCCCAGTCGCCAGAACTCGTTCCTCACTAAGCACCTCAACGTCTGGGTCAGTGCCCGCACGGCCTGGCTGAACATGGCCGACTGGCACTCGGCCGGCGACGAGACGCTGACGCTTGACGACTTCGAAGGCAAGGAGTGCTGGCTGGGCGTTGACCTTGCCAGCAAGACGGATATCGCCGCCATCGCGATGCTGTTCCGCGATGAGATCGAGGACAAGAAAGGTCGGCTCAAGACTCGCTGGACCGTGTTCGTTCGCAGCTACCTGCCCGAGGGTGCCATCGAGCGCGCCAGCAACAACCGCGCCGCTTACGAGAGCTGGGTCAACTCCGGCGACCTCATCATCACCGATGGCGAGGAGTTGGATTTCGATGTCATCCGCGAAGACATCAAGGATCTCGCCGGCCGCTTCCAGATCAACGAGATCGCCTACGACCCATGGCGGGCCACGCAGCTCGCGCACCAGCTCATGAGCGACGGTGCCGACATCGTCGAGTACCGCAACACGGTACAGAACATGAGCCCCGCGATGCGCGAAATGGAAGCGGCGATCACCGGTGGGCGGTGGCGGCACAGCTGCGACCCGGTGCTCACGTGGATGGCATCCAACGTCGTCGCCAAGGCGGACGCCAAGGACAACATCTACCCGCGCAAGGAAAAGCCGGAGAACAAGATCGACGGCCCAATCGCCATCCTGATGGCGCTGGGGCGCGCGGTGCTCACTGAGAACGACGAGCCCGACGAATCCATCTACGACACCTCGGACGTGACATGCTGACATCCATTCTGATTTTCCTGATCGGCCTCATCGGTGCCGGGCTGGTGTCGTTCGGCGCCTGGCTGATCGCGCCGCCGGCGGGGTACATCGTCGCTGGTGTGCTTTGCCTTGCCTGGTCGTGGCTGGCCGCACGGACCAGCGCCCGACGCCATCCTGAACCAGACGGGGAGGATGGCTGATGTTTCTTCCCGGCATGTTTCAGAGCGCGCGCCAGCCCACTCAAAAGCAGTCCAGTGACTGGACGAGCTGGATCAGCGGCATGAGCCGCACCCGAACGTCGGCCGGCGCCGGCGTCAACAGCGGCAACGCCCTGCGGGTCGGTGCTCTGCGCGCCTGCGTGACGCTACTGGCCGAGTCGGTAGCCCAGCTACCGTGCGAGCTCTACCGCCGCACTCCCGACGGCGGCCGTGAGCGCGCCACCGGCCACCCGGTCTACGATGTGTTGCACAGCCAGCCCAATCAGAAAGACTCCTCGTTCGAATATTTCGAGCAAGGGCAGGGGGCACTCGGCCTCGAGGGCAATCACTTCTCGCTGATCGAGCGCGACGGCGCCGGCTATCCCATCGAGTTGATCCCGATCAACCCGAAGAAAGTGCAGGTGCTCAAGGGCAACGACGGGCTGCCGTATTATCACCTCGTCGACATCAACGAGGTGGTGTCGATGCGCCAGATGCACCACGTCAAATCGTTCTCCACCGACGGCTATCTCGGCATCTCGCCGATCGCCAGCAACGCCGACTCCATCGGCCTGGCGATGTCGACGGAGGAGCACGCCGCCGCGGTGTTCGAGCGGGGCGCCACCATGTCCGGCGTCATCGAACGGCCACGAGAAGCTACGGCGATCAAGGACCAGGGCGCGGTCGACAGGCTGCTCGACAAGTTCACCGAGCGTCACGGCGGGCTGCGCAATGCTTTCTCGGTCGCGCTGCTTCAGGAGGGCATGAGCTACAAGCAGCTCTCCATGGACAACGAGAAAGCCCAGCTTCTCGAGAGCCGGAAGTTCTCGGTCGAGGAGATCTGCCGGCTCTACAAGATTCCGCTTCACATGGTGCAGCTCAACGACAAGTCCACATCGTGGGGCTCGGGCATCGAGTCCATGTCGCTCGGGTTCGTGATCTACACGCTGCTGCCCTGGCTCAAGCGCTGGGAGGCGGCCATGCGCCGCGACCTGCTGCTGGCATCGGAGCGGGGCAACCTCTACATCGAGTTCAACGTCTCGGGGCTGCTGCGTGGCGATCAGAAGTCGCGCTACGAGTCCTATGCCATGGGCCGACAGTGGGGTTGGCTCTCGGTCAACGACGTGCGTCGGCTCGAGAACATGCCGCCCATCGCCGGCGGCGACCGCTACCTGACGCCGCTCAACATGAACGACTCCCAGCAAACCCAGCGCTCGCTGAACGCCACGCCCGAGCAAATGCAGGACATCGAGGGAATCCTATGTCGCACCTGATCAACTACCCGCATCTCGCCTCGCTGGCGTTCAACACGCCGCTCTATGCCACGCCGGATCTCGTCCAGTCCGTCCGCTCGGTGCTGGAGCCGCGTCTACTCGGCCGCCTTAGTGACCTGCCCGAGCGGATGGAGAGTGGCGGCGATCCGAAGGCACGGGAGATGCAGGGGCTGCGCGTTGTTGGCCGGCTGGCGATCATCCCGGTTCACGGCATTCTGACCGCGCGCGCCGGCCAGATCGACGCTCTGTGCCAGGAGGTGCTGAGCTATGAGAAGCTGCGCACCCAGATCCACGCCGCGCTACGTCATGAGCTAGTCGAGGAGGTCGTGCTCGACATGCAGTCCGGCGGCGGCTCGGCCATGGGCTGCAAGGAGCTGGCGGATTTCATCCAGGCCAGCACCGCCACCAAGCCGATCACTGCGCTGGTGAACTTTGCGTCGTTCTCGGCGTGCTATTTCCTCGCCGCGGCGTGTTCACGGATCGTCTGCAGCCCGACCGGCATGGTCGGCTCGATTGGCGTCATCATCGAGACCTACGAGGTCAGCAAGGCCGAAGAAGAATTCGGCATTCGCTTTAACACCTACTACCGCGGCGCCCACAAGAACGACTGCTCGCCCCACGAGCCGATCACTGATCAGGCGATTGCCGAGATCGACCGGCGCCTCGACAACGCCTACGCCACGTTCACCGAATCCGTCGCCAGCTATCGCGGGCTCGACCTTGCTGCCGTCACCGGTACCGAGGCGCGGATCTACAGCGCCGAGGATGCGCTGGCAGCCCGGCTGATCGACGAAGTGGCACCCGCGCAGGAGGCACTCGACAGCATCGCCGCTCGATATAGCGGACAGAACACCCCGCGCCGCGCTCGCGTCTCCGCGCGAGCCGGCGCCATGAATCTCCAGAACACGCTCTAGCCACGCGGCGGAGCGGTACCCGAGGCGGCCAATAAGCCGCCTTTTCTTTGCCCCGACGAAACCCCGAGGAACGTCATGTCCAAGATCGAAGAACTCCGCCGCCAACGCGCCGACGTCAATGCCAAGGTGCAGGCGCTGGCCAATGCGGAAAACGAAGCCGGCGAGCTGAGCGCCGAACAGATGGAGGAGTTCGAGCAGCTCTCGACACAGTTCGACTCGCTCTCACTGCAGATCGACCGCCTCGAGAAAATCGAGCGCATGAACGCGACCTCCGCCGCGCCCGTGCAGTCACCCATCGCTCAGGGCGTCCAGGCGGCCGCCGTTCACATCAAACCGGAACTCAAGCAGTACCCCGGCGCCAAGGCCGCGCGCATCGCGATGTCCGTGGCGGCATCCAAGGGCGATATCGGCAGTGCCGTGAAGTTCGCGCGCGACGAGATCGGCGACCAGGACGTCGCCATGGCGATCGAGACCAGTGCAGGGTCTGGCGGCGCGCTGATCCCGCAGAACCTCTACGACGAGGTGATCGAGCTGCTGCGGCCCAAGACCATCGTTCGCGCCCTGGGCGCCCGGGTTATCCCGCTGCCCAACGGCAACGTGACCATCCCGCGGATGAGTTCGGGCGCATCGTCCAGCTATGTCGGCGAGGGCAGCGATGTGCTGGCGAGCGAAGCGACGCTGGATGACGTCAAGTTGAACGCCAAGACAATGATCACACTGGTGCCCATCTCCAACCAGATGATCGGTCGTGCGGGCTTCGCCGCCGAGCAGCTGTTCCTTAACGACATGCTCAACTCGATGGCCAGCCGCGAAGACAAGGCGTTCCTGCGCGACACCGGCGCGGGCGACACGCCGACCGGTTTCGCGGAAACCGCGCGTCAGGCCAGCCGAGTGCTGCCGTGGTCCGGCGCCGCGACCCTGGCGGAGATCGACGCTTATCTCGACTCGCTGATGCTGGCGCTGATGAACAGCAACAGCCTGCTTGCCCAGCCGGGCTGGGGGCTGTCGCCGCGCACCTACATGAAACTGTTCGGTCTGCGCGACGGCAACGGCAACAAGGTCTACCCGGAACTCGCCAACGGCCAGCTCAAGGGGTACCCGGTGCGCCACACCACCAACATCCCGTCCAACCTGGACACCAGCGGCGCCGGCAACAACAACGAGTCGGAGATCTACTTCGCCGACTGGAACGACGTCGTCATCGGCGAGCCCGGCGGGATGACCATCGATTTCAGTCGCGAGGCCACCTACAAGGACGGCAGCGGACAGCTGGTCAGCGCGTTTGCTCGCAACCAGTCGCTGATCCGCGTGGTGACCGAGCACGATATCGGCTTCCGTCACCCGGAAGGCCTGGTGCTCGGCACCGGCGTCACCTGGTAACGGCCCCAGCTGTGCACCCGGGCCAGCCGGCCCGGGTGATCGATCATCCTTTCAGATAGGGAGGCCACCATGGCCAACACCACCAGACAGCGTCGCCAATCGGGCAGCCCGGATGCTGCCGCCGATCCGCAGGACAGTGTCGAAACCAATGGCGTCGATACCCAGACGCCCGACGATACCCAGGCCTCGAACCTGGATCAGGTTCAAGACCAGGGCCAGGGCGCCGGCGATCCCGGCAACGCCCAATCGGCGACGGTTGCAGAAACGTCCACTGCCACCAGCACCACCACCGCAGCCAGTGCCACGGCAACCAGCAGTGCGAAGTCGGTCGCGCAGAAGGCAAACGAGGCTGTGCGCCCGGAATCCGGGCTACACAACCTCAACGGCAAGCAGCTCACGCGTGTGAAGTTCAAGCACCCGTGGCAGCGCTACGCGCCGAACGACCGTGCTGGCTTCGACCCTGCCACTGCCGCCGAGCTGATCAAGCGCAACATCGCCGAGAAAATCTGATCGGCCGCCGCCGGCAACCGCCGGCGGCCCCATTCCATGAATTCGAGAACACGCGATGCTGACGTTGGAAGAGGTCAAAGCCCAGCGCCGAATCGAGGCTGATGACAGCAGCGAGGATGCACTGCTCACTCAGCTCATCGCCGCGGCCTACCGCTATGCGGAGGCACACACCCAGACGGCTATCCGGCAGCAGCAGAAAACGGTGGTGATCGATGGCTTCCCTCCGCTGGATCGAGCTGTCGAGCTGCCGTGGCTTCCTGTTCAGGGCATCGACGCGGTCGAATTCGTCTCGCCTGCCGGCGACACCCAGTCGCTGGACGAGCAAGCGCTGCGGCTCGACACCCGAGGCGACCCGCACAAGCTCTATCCGCGCTGGGGCGACCACTGGCCAGCGACCATCGCTGAGCCCGAGAGCGTCACGATCACGGCCACTATCGGCTACGAAGAGACGCCCGATGACATCGTCCTCGCGCTCCAGCTTCTCATCGGCCACTGGTACGAGAACCGGGAGAGCGTGGTAACCACCGGCACGCCCGCTGAGGTGCCCATGGGCGTCGAGATGCTGCTGTTCAACTACCGCCGACATGCCGTGGGGTGAGAGATGCAGGCAGGAAAGCTCAAGCAGCGCGTCACCCTGATGCGTCCGACTGCTGGCGGCCGTGACAAGTACGGCCAGCCGCTCGACAGCTATGAAGTGGTGGCCACCGTGTGGGCCTCGGTAGAGCCGCTGCGCGGGCGCGAGTTCTTCGCCGCCCAGCAGGTCAACTCCGAGCTCACAACCCGCATTCGCATCCGCTACCGCCGTGAGTTCGCCGGCGTTGGCGTCAACGAATGGCAGATCCACTACGGCGGCCGGGTCTACGAGATCGACGGCCCGCCGATCGACACCAACATGAGCCACACCCAGCTGGAGTTCATGTGTCATGCCCGGTCCTAACGTCACTCTGCAGTTCGTCGATTTTGACCAGGTGCTGCAGCAGCTCGAGCAGGTGGGCCAGAAGCTGCGCACCGGGGCCGTGCGTGCGGGGCTTGTCTCGGTGGCCGCGCCGATCAAACGCACTGCCAAGGAGCTGGCGCCAAGACAAACCGGTGACCTCGCACGCGCGATCAATCATCGCAGCGTGCGCAAGCGTGATAGAGCCCGGTTGGGGGTCGCCGAGGGTGAGGTCGCCATTGTCGTCGGTGCTGGGAGGAAGGTGAACGGCCGCTCCCAACTGGCCAAGCAAGGGTGGCAAGAGCGGGGGACTCGCAGAATGGGCGCCAATCCCTTCCTGGCTCCCGCGCTGCAGAACAATAGCAGCGGCATCGAGCATCGGTTCTACGCCGGCATGTCGCGATACCTGGAGAAGAAAGCGTGATCGACGACGTGATCCAGCAGCTCTCATCGGCAGGCCTTAACGCTGCGGCATCCAGCCACACCGACCCCAGCCGATCCAACACAGCGTTGGTCATTGCTGGTCTGCTCAACGACGTGACCGCCGATGGCGCCTACCCGCTCAAGTTGCCGGATGGCCCGACGTATCCCAATGCCGTGTACCAGCCGGTGGCTCGGACACATATCGAGGCGGATGGATATCGCTTGGGTCAGATCGATACGTGGCTCGCCTCTCTCCGAGCCGAGCGGTTCTCGGATATCGAAAGTCTTGGCGATGACCTCGAGGAGCGCGTTTCCACCTATGCCGGGCCGGTCAGCGTTGAGATCTCTGACGCAGCGGCCGACTACGAAGCAGAGCAGAAACAGTACCGCGCCCACTATGAGCTGCAGGCAACGACCCTGGCCACTGCTCAGAACACACTGCCGGCCGCGTTCGTTCATGCCGTTGAATCCCAAGCCTCGCCCCCCGAGGTGATCGGTGGCGTCGATCAGGCGGTAACCGAATATCTCGCGATCGTGCTGGTCGCAGAGCAATCCGCTATCAGCACGGCGCGACAGGCCGCTTACAACGCCTTGCTCGGTCACGGCATCGCGGGCGCAACTCTATCGCCGCTGGAGTACGTCTCCGGCGCCCAACTCTCTGTCGCCGGCGCGCACGTGTATTGGCGCGAGCTATTCCGCTGGCAGCGCATCATCGACCGTCAATAGGAGGCGTCATGTCTCGCACCAAAGGGGGCGCATACATCATGCGTCAGGGCTCGCTTGACACGAAGCAGGCCGCGCCTGAAGAGCCGAAAGCCCAAGACTTTGCCGCGCGCAAGCGGCAGGAAGACAAGAAGCGATCAAAGCTGGCTTCGCCCAACACCAAAACCGCATCGGGGGATGCGGCCAAGCCCAAGGAGTAACCCATGCCTCTGCTGCGTAAATCCCTGATCGCCGTAGCGATGCAGGAAGATCCTGGCGTTGACGCCGTGCCCACCGGGGCCAGCATCATTCCGGTGACCGGCATCGACTCCTACGAGCCCTATGCTGGCGACACTACCGAGCGGACTCGCATGCGCGATACGCTGGGCTCGGACGAAGAGATCAACGTCGCGCCTTATGTGTCACTCCAAGTGACCGTGCCACTCTATGGCCCCGGCATTGCAGGTGACGTCCCGATCATCGCGCCACTCTTGCGAGCCTGCGGTCTGCGTGAGATCAGCTATGCCGACAGTGATGCCGATGGCGCGCGGGTCGAGTATCTGCCGGTCTCTGAAGGCTTCGAGATGGTCACGTGCTATTTCTATCGTGATGATCGCCTGCAGCGCATCACGGACGCCCGGGGCACCTTCTCGCTCAACCTGGCCACGGGCTCTCTGCCCACCATTCAGGTCACCCTGACCGGCAAGTACAGCCGCCCGGAATCGACGACGGTTACCAATCCTGACTTCTCCGAGCCGGCCCAGGAAATCCCCGTCAACAACCAGAACACGCGGCAGTTCAAACTGCTTGGCCGAGATCTGGCCATGCAGTCGCTGTCGATGGATCTCGGCGCCACGGTCAACTGGGTCGATCTCGTCAACTACGAAGGCGCCGACTACGACGATCGTGCGACCACCGGGCAGGTGCAGTGGCGAGCGGGCAAGATCGCTGACCACAACTACTTCGCTGACATCGAGAGCCACAACGGTGTGACGGACGGGGTGCTCAGCCTCATCCATGGCTTTGAGGCGGGCAATATCGTCGAGCTGGCGGCGCCTAAGGTCCAGCTCTCTGGTATCAGCGACCAGGACACCAACGGCAGGCTGTACTACCAGTCGAACCTGCGTTTCCTGCGCGCCCAGGGTGACGATGATTTTCGTCTGATCTTCCGCTGATTCACTGACGCCGGCCTCGCCCGGGGCCGGCCCATCGCAAGAGAGAGAAGGCTGATGTTCAAGCTCGTGCAGATTCCCGAAATCACGGTGGTTGTGGAGTTCACCGTGCCGGGGCAGAAAGATACCGCCTCGATCGACGCCACCTGGCGCCTGCTTCGTCGCAAGGAGTTCGAGGCATTCCAGCAGCGTGTCGATCAAGAGCAGCTCTCCGATGAGCAGGTGTTGGATGAGATGCTGGTCAAGCTCACCGGCGTGGCGGACGAGCAAGGCGACCCGGCAGCGGACACCCCCGAGCTTCGCCGCGCTATTTTGCAGGAAGACTACGTAGCGCGACCGCTGATGCTGTCGTTCTGGACGGCTCAGCAAGGACGCGAGAAGCACGTCGCAAAAAACTAGAAGGCCTCGGCCGCCATTGGGCCGAGGGCGGCCGAGGCTCTGATATGGCTGGCGCCGCCGCCGCGTTCGGCGTGAATCTCGACGACAGCTACCTACAGCATCAGAACTATCCGATCTGGCCCGAGAACGTCGAAGCTGCCGAGCTATTTTTCGCCTGCCAGCGTCAGTGGCGTCTGCTTACCAGTAGCAGCGGTGGAGTCCTTCACCTCGGGTTGGATTACCCGGCGGTGCACGCGATCCGCGTGGAGATGGAGATGGCGCCTGATCGTGACCGCCTGGAGAAGATCCGGGCCATCGAGCGAGGCGCGCTTGAGGTGATGAATAGGCAGTGAGTGGTTGCATGTTAATTTTTATCGGCCTACAGTAGGTCTGCGAAAATTAACACGAGGCGTTCCCATGAACATAGTGACCAGCGAGTTGATCACCGAGCCCTATGACGTAGATCGTCGGTTATCAGAGATGGAGCTTACTCGCGACGGCTTGGTTCGCGCACGAGACATCGCTTTAGGTGCGGCCGCAGAAGCAACGGCTTATCACCCATCGTTTGCACCAGGCATGAAGTCCTATATGGAGGGGGTTTTCGCGATCCGCTCCGAGTTCATTCGAGCTGAAACTCAGTGGAGGTTCGAGAAACACAATGGCATGGACTTCATACGTAATGACTCGCTCAAAATAAGGGTGGGCTTCTCCAACGTTTTGGATATGCCGCAACCGAGCATTGGTCCGAAGGCGAGGTCACCAAGAGGCCCGGGGGCAGAGAGAGCCTGTCAAGGAAACCTCAGTTTCGATTTCGGTCCCGAGTTCGAATTAGAGACTCAGTGTGACACCAGCGTTGCTACCTATTTCTTCATGGTTAGCCGGAACGGTTGTGCGGAGCTCTCTCGCCCTATCATTCAAGGTGGAAATTTCAAAGATTACATTGAGCGCCTCAGTATCTCCGACGGCTCGGACTTTGATCTCAATCCCGCACCTTTTGAGGATGATGGCGATCTTGATGTGTTTGACCCTGTGGTTTCGCGGAAGTGATTCTGGAGGTTAAAGTGTTCAACCATAAGCGTTTGATTATGGCTCGAAAGCGCATAGGGTTGACTGGCAAGTTTGTCGCAGAATCGGCTGGAATCTCGCCAGTCACCTTGTCACGCATTGAAAAAGCTTTAAACGAGCCCGACGACTCAACAGTCGAAAAGCTAGCCTCCGCGTTGGGATATCCGAGAGCTTTTTTTTATGGAGAGGATCTTGAGGCTCTAGATACAGATGCAGTGAGCTTTCGGAGCCTCACGACTATGACCGCAAAGGAAAAAAATGCAGCTCTGGTAGCAGGAAGCTACGGACTGTCGCTGCTCGCATGGATCGAAGACCGCTTTCGACTCCCTGAACCTGACTTGATCGACCTGGGGCACGAATCCAACCCAGAACATGTGGCTAATGCCCTGCGTCAGCACTGGAATCTTGGCGTACGACCAATTACGAACTTAGTGCATCTCTTGGAAGCCAAAGGAGTTCGTTTCCTTGCGATGTCCGAGAATACCGCGTCTGTTGACGCTTACTCATTTTGGATGGGTGGTGTGCCACACGTTTATCTCAATAATTTCAAAAGTGCTGAGCGTAGTATTTTTGATACTGCTCACGAGCTTGGTCATTTGGTAATGCATCGCAACGGCTCGGCCAAGAGCACCCGCGAAGCCGAACGAGAGGCTAATGCATTTGCATCAGCATTCCTCATGCCTGAAGACGATGTGCGTTCTCGCGCGCCAAAATTTATCAACACGGAGATGATTATTAAGCTGAAAGCAAGGTGGAGAGTTTCCGCAATGGCTATGGCTTTTCGTCTGCACGCGCTTGGATTACTGACTGAGTGGCAATATAAAACCAATCTTATGGAGCTGTCGAAAAGAGGTTTCAGGAAATCAGAGCCAGTTGGAGTTGAGCGTGAGCGATCGGCAATTTGGCCTAAAGTGCTCTCTCAGTTGTGGTCGGAGCGAGTTACTAAAGAGAAGATCGCGGAAGCTTTGTCGCTTCCACTTTATGAAGTTCAAGCGTTGATTGAAGGGCTCGTTCCAGATTTCAACGGATGCGAACAGCCATTAACAGGCCCGTCAAGACTTCGAGCCGTGCAATAGCTCACGTTCTAAAAACGAAATGCCTTCTGAAAACGGCTGCCCCGCGCAGCCGTTCGCGTTTCTGGCCACCTGCCAAGCCTTGACCCTACCGCCTGCCTGAGCCACTATCTCCTTGCCGCTGCAAAATCAGTGGCCGGGGGTGAGAGCCCGAACCAGAACAGCAGGCGCACGGCGCCAGTGGCGCTTTTTTTGCGCCCGTCAGTTATGGCGGGCCGTGCGCGGGAGGCTTCGGCCTGCCGGGTTCGCCTGCGTTCCCCGGTCTCTCACCCTGCGTACGGTCCGCCCCCAACAGTGAGAGGTTGGTGGTGGACTCCTACTAGAACCAGGAGAACCACACCATGGCTACGCAGGCCGCCAACGCAGTTATCCCATTCCAGTTTGAAGCCCACGAAATCCGCACGCTGCTGATCGACGACCAGCCGTGGTTTGTCGCCATGGATGTAGCGGCAACACTGCTCTATTCCGATGCGGAAGCGATGACCCGAAAGCTCGACGACGATGAGATGCAAAACCGACAACTCGTCGGTTTCGGGAATCGGGGCGCAACGCTCATCAATGAATCAGGCCTCTACTCTGCGATCCTCCGCAGTCGCAAGGCCGAGGCCAAGCGGTTCAAGAAGTGGGTTACGGCTGAGGTGCTGCCGACCATTCGCCGTACCGGCAGCTACCACGCCGAGACGCTCGCCGGGGAAACCATCGGCACCGACGGCCTCAAGGTGTTGCGCGAGCTGATCGGCAAGAAGGTGCGCGTGCTACCGACCAGTGCCCGCAGCAGCGCTCAGCATCGGTTGTGGAATCTGCTGCACACCCGCTTCAACGTGCCCAAGGCGGAGATGATCGCCGCCAATGACATGGACGCCGCGGCCAACTTCGTCGGCCAGTGGGCCATCGAGGGCGAGTATCTCGAACGCGCCCGGCCAGCGTCGGAGGCCACGGCCGCCGTGGATTTCCCGCGCAGGCAGAAGGCCGCCGAGTTCACGCCCGAAAGCCTCTATGGCCCGGAGGCCTGGAAGAGCGACCTGAGCATGATGATGGCCGAGCTGCGCCGAGCCGCCGAGTCAGGCAAGCTGCTGCGAGTCGAGAACATCGATGGCGCCATGGAGGAGATGCTGGCGCTGCGCCACCTGGGCGAGATCAGCCACAAGGCGCCGGTGGTGCGCGAGCCCGAGACCCGCAAGTCGCAGACGCTCTACTACAGCCTGATCGCCCTGGAGCACTTCCTCGAGGTGCTGGCCGGCAAGTCGCCAGCGGGGCAGGAGATCTCCGCCGAGCAGCGCCAGCACTACCAGCAGCGCGCCGAGCGCTGCGTCGCCGAGTGCATCGCGCTGGCGCAAGACCCGGGGCGGCTGGCGGAGTCCGGCGAGGTCGCCACCATCCTGCGCAACGTCGAAGCGCTCTCCGGCCGCGCCAACGCGCTGGAGCGAGATTTCGTCGAGCGCGTCGGCCCCGCGCTCAAGCTGCTCGACTCCCGGCTCTACGGCAACTGGCGCGAGCACATCGGCGTGCTGGCGCGCTACCTAAACATGAACGGCAAACGCTCACCGGTACACGCGCTGACGAAGCAATAGAGAGGGCACCATGACGGAACCCAACTACGAGGCGATCGGCCGCTGCAACGTGCTGTCGCAAGAGATCGAGTCGGCGTCGGCCGAGCGCAATCGAGCCCTCGCCGAGCTGCGCGAGCAGTTGCGCAAGACCCAGGGGGTGCGCGGCGAACCGCACTACGGCTTCGATGCCCAGGCCGCTCACGACCGGCTCGACCGCATCGAGTCGCTCAGCCATCGGCTCCGTGAGAAAGTCGACGACTTCAACCACTACGCCGCGGAGGCGGGGCAGCGCCCGATCAAATTCAGCCCGCCCCGGGCATAGTGGTTCATCGAGTCGCACGCCGCGGCAGCGTGATGGTTCAAGCCGAGCCAGGAATGGTCGATAGAGGGAGTGTGAGCCGTTGTCCGAATGCGTGTCAGAATTGCACGCCGGGTCCGGTTCACATAACCTATGGGGTGACGCCCTTTTTGGCAGTCACCCATATCTCTAAAGGCCTACGCCTGACTGGCTTTCTCCCATGACGAATGCTCCGAATCGAAAACTGGCCGCCCGGATCAGCACGTTCACGACGTCGCTGGCATTGGCCGTGGGTGGGCTGACAAGCTCTCCCGACGTGATGGCGCTGCACAAGGAGTTGGCCGAGAAGGCGCCGGCCGTTGCTAAAAGTGTTGCGGAGATGCGTCGTGAGGCGTATCTGTCGGAAGCACTGGCATCATGCAATTCTCTGCTCGGAAGCCTCAACGAGGCTGTCGAACTCATGGATCAGATCGCCGCCAGTGGCATGGACGAAGAAAGCGCTCAGGCTCTTGATCTCCCGACCAATGAGCTCAATCTTGAATCGATTCGGCAAATTGAGCGAAAGTTCGATCAGCTGCTGACTGAAATGCGTATGGTCGGCTATAGCATTCCGCCTGATCTCCAGAAGATCCGAAAACTGGTGGCGCTTGCTCGATTCAAGACGGTGCATCTCGTCACGACAGTACGCCACCTGCAAGGGGTTTACACGACTTTCGAGGGCAGTGCAGACCCGGAAGGGCTGCGCCAGGTGGCTATGGTGAGCACCGAATCTCTGCACGACCGACTGCACTAAGCGCCCCGGCTGCGTGTTTCCCCAGGTCGACATCCTGCTCCATTCGGACATCGACGCCGTCTTTGATGAGCTGGCCGATCAGTCCCCTGGACTGCGTGACGCATTGGTCGAAGACTTCCGCCGCTTCATCGAATCCGGCAAGACTGATTACCCCAACTACTTCGGCCGCCAGTCGATCTACAACTTCCCGGTAGAAGCCGAGCGCGCTCACCTGTGTCACATGCACCTGGCACTGCCGCCGCGCACCTTCTCGAAGGGGCGATCCCTGATGGACCGCACCAACCCGCGCGATCCGGAGCAGGATGCCTGCCTCGTCTACTGTGAGCACTACCTTTGGGAAGGTCGCGTGCTGTTGCTCAACATTCTCTATCCGGATGCCCACGGTAAGGCCCGCAACAAGCGGCTGATGCGCTACTTGGCGCGAGAGGCCCAGGCCTTCCAAGACAGCTGATTCCCGCCATTGGGGCAGGGTGCGGCGATAGTGCCATGGCCTCCATGTGTCTCCGGTGTTACGTTTCTTGACGGGAACAACAGGGGATCACGACATGGCATCGACACCACTAAGCCCGCAAGGGCAGCCCGTCACACGCCAACTCAGCCTGGCGCGCAATGCCACCCGGGACGCCAACGAGTTGACCGGCCTGGCCCGCGGCATTCTGGCCGACGGCGCACTCAATCAACTCGAAGCCGAGTTCGTGCTCCGATGGTTGGAGGAGCGCCCCGAGTCGGTCGGCGTCTGGCCATTCAACGTGCTGTTTCAGCGCTTCGCCGATGCGCTGCAGGACGGGCACCTGGACGCGGACGAAGAGAAAGAGCTGGTGGGCCTGCTGATGGACTTCATCGGCGGCGGCATCACCGAGCAGGGGATCACCACGGCGGCTTCGACACTGCCGCTCTGCCAGCCGGCGCCGGCCGTTGAGTTCGAAGACGCGATTTTCTGCCTGACCGGTAGCTTTGCTTCTGGCACCCGCCGCGAGTGCGAGCAGGAGATCGTCGCCCGCGGCGGCATCTCCAAGTCGGGCGTGACCAAGAAGACACGCTATCTGGTCATCGGCAACGTAGGCAGCACAGATTGGGCCAACACCACCTATGGCAGGAAGATAGAGAAAGGGGTGGCGCTTCGGGGTGATGGTGTCCCCATCTCTATAATCAGTGAGAAGCACTGGGCAGATGCGTTGAGGTAGAGAGGCATGGCTGACTACTGCCAGCATTGCTCGGTGAGAGCCCACGGGCGAGACACGCAAGACCTCGCTCGCCTGTGCGAGCCAAGCGCCACAACGTGGCAACTGTGCGAAGGCTGAGGCGATTGGGTGGAGATCGATTACAACGGGTCCCGCGTGGACCGCGTCACCACCGACAGGACCGTAAATGATGCCACTTGAGTGTCCACAAATTCTGGCTCCAGGCTTAAAGCGATGTTAAGTTTCCTCGCTGGGAACAATGAGGAGCGATAATGAAACTTTTGAAAACCGTTCAGGTTATCTTCGTTGCGGTGGCGATGTCGCATGGAATCCCTGCGATGTCTGACATGACAAAGAGCGATAGAAAGGACTGCTCGAATAAATCTCTGATTGCTGAGAAAATCATGGAGAGCAGGCAGAAAGGCGTTCCTATGCGCGAAATGATGGATATCGCTGGTGATGATAAGCTGATGCAGCTAATGGTTACAAGCGCGTTCGATGAGCCTCGATTTTCCACTGATAAGATGCAGCGTAAATCGATAACAGATTTTGGCAATAAGATATATGGCTACTGCGTAGAAGCAAAAAGCAAGAAATAGGTTTTGATGTATAAAGTTTACTGACCCGCTTCGGCGGGTTTTTTTATGCCCGGAGAAAAATATGGCCGACTACAAGGCTGGGATCGTTATCACTGGCGACGCCAGCGGCGGGCTGCGCGCCATTCAGGCGACAGACGAGCAGCTGGAGCAACTGAACAAGCAGACCGGGCGCAATACCAAGAGCCAGCGGCGCTTCTCGCAGCAGATGCGCGAGACGGAAACCTCTATGGGCTACGTGGCCAAGTCGGCCCGCGCGCTAGCGCCGCTGGTGGGTACGCTGTTCACGGCCCAGGCCATCCGCAGTCAGGTCGATTTTGGTGATCGGCTGGACAAGCTAAACCTGCGGATCGGGGCCAGCACCGAGGCGCTGTCCGAGTATGCGTTCGTCGCCGAGCGCTCCGGGGTGCAGTTCAGTGCGCTGGCCACGGCCTGGCAGCGCCAGACGCGGCGGATCAGCGAATCGGCCAATGGCGCTGGCACCGCTAGCGAAGCGCTCAAGGCACTGGGGTTGAACGCCCAGGAGCTGCAGAAGCTCAAGCCGGAAGATCAGTTCGAGGCCATTGCCAAGCAGCTCGCCGGGGTCAAGGACCAGTCACGTCAGGCAGCACTGGCGATGAAGATCTGGGACACCGAGGGGGTGTCGCTACTGCAGATCGTCAACTCCGGGGCCGATGCCATCCAGGGGCTGCGGCAGCAGGCGCGAGACTTCGGCCTGTCGATCAGCCGCGACCAGGCTGCCCAGATGGCGGAGTTCAACGACAACTTGACCAACATGACCGCGCTGGCCCAGGGGGCGAGCCGGGCGATGATCAATGAGCTGGCGCCCTCGATCAACGACTCATTGCAGTCGTTCCAGTCGTGGGTCTCCGAGTCAGGGGGGGCGGAAAAAGCCTTCGACGGCTTGACCGCCGCGGCTGGTGGTTATGCCGCTGTGTTGGCGCGCAAGGTGCTGGTAAGTACCGCGGGTACGATCACGTCGACCGTGCGTGCGCGCAACGAGAAGATCAAGAAGCTGGCGGTGGATCGCCAGGAAGCCGGTGCCGCCTTCGCGTCGGCCGAGGCCGATCACGTTCGGGCCAAAGCGTCTCTGGATGCTGCTCAGGCCAACCTGCGTGCACTGGAGACGGATCTGGAGTCGGTCAAGGCCAGCCAATCGGCCGAAGCGGCTGATCTGGTGGCCGCAAGAGCGCGCCGGGACAAGGCTGCAGCCTCACTGCAGGCCGCGCGGGGGTCGATGCAAGAGCTGTCTGCCGAGCGCTCGCGGCTGACCGCGGTCATGCAGTCGGCCACCACCGACGAAGCCCGTAAGCAGGCTGCACGCCAGATCACCAGTGTTCGCCAGGCGCAGTTTGCCGCTTCGCAGCGGATCGCCGCCGCCGAGCAGAGCCTCGCCAAAGAGACCGCCGCGGTCGAGTCGGCCGCAGCGAGGGCGCGCATATCGGCGCAGAACGCGGTAACCAGCGCCAAGACCAAGATGGCGGCCGCGACCAAGGCCTACGATGCGTCCCTGGTGCGCTCCGCACAGGTGACGAGAGCGTGGACGGCGGCCACTTCCCTGGCGGGCCGGGCGGCGACAGCGGCGCGTGCCTCAATGGCATTGGTTGGCGGGCCGCTCGGGGTGGCGACACTCGCCGCCGGTGCCATCTATCTCTACGCCAGCAACTCGTCGGAGGCATCTCGCGCCAACCGAGAGATGGCCGAGAGCATTGCCGACCTCAATACCCCGCTGGATGACCTCACAGACAAGTGGCAGGGTGCCACCAAGGCGCAGCGTGCCTACACCCTGGAGCAGCTGCAGACCCGCATCGACGAGCAGGCCGAAGCCGTTGAGGACGCAGCGGATCGCATCCACCGCACGTTCTACAACTTCGGCGTGCCGACTAGCCTGGATAGCTATTCGGTGTTGGACGATGCCACAGAACAGCTCAAGACCGGAACCATTGACGCTGCCGATGCCGTGGACCTATTGCGCGGCAAGTTCAAACTCGCCAGCGAAAAAGATGCACAGTTCTGGGGTGCTACGCTGACCGAGCACGCCTCTGCGATCGATACCGCCACCCAGAAATCAGGCGAGCTATCGGCGCGCATGAGCGAGCTACGTGGCCGCATGGACGAAACGGCGAGCGCGACCCGCTCGACCTACGAAGCCATCGAGGATGGTGGCGACGCCTGGGACAAGTACATCGGCAAGCTGCTCGAAGCGCGTGAAACCCTGGGCATGACGGCGGATCAGGAGGCCCGCTATCGCGCTCAGAAGGAAGGCTTCAACGCGGTGCAAGTCGAATATGCGAGCACGGTGGCCGCCCAGAGCGAGGCGATGCGCCAGTATCAACAAGCGCTGGAGAAGGGGGATCGCACGGAGGCGGAAGCACACCAGTCGAAGCTGCGCCGTCTCGCCGAGCAGGAAGCCATGCTGCGCGCCCAGTTCGGCAACGCTGAACGTCTCAATACCCTGCTGGCCGGCGTGCAAACCGGGTTGAGCGGTGTTGCGCTCTCCGCCGCGCTGGCGATCTCGGGTGGCGTCACCGCGACGCAATCCACCGTGGAACAGGTGCTGGCGGCCATGGAGGCGCGCATTCAGCGCATTCAGCAGGGCACCGTATTAGGCGGGAGGCGCTCGAAGCAGCTCAGTGAGGAGGAGCGCCAGGCGAAGCAGGTCGAGGATCGCTACAAGTCGATGAGCGCCGATCTCGCGAAGCAGATCGCGCTGTTCGGCGAGACCTCGGATGCGGTCCGGCTCCGCTATGAGTTGGAGCACGGCGAACTCAAGTCGCTGAATCAGGAGCGCAAGGATGGGCTGATCGCCCAGCAGGAAGAGCTGGATAAGCTCAAGGAGAAGCAGCGCCTCATCTCCCAGTACACGCCGCAGCTCGATCAGCTCCGGCGGCTGGCGGCAGACGCCGGCAAGGTCGATGAGCTCGGCCCAGGCATTGGCAATATCGCCCGCCGTCAGTTGCAAAAGCAGGTGAGTGAGGTCGGCACGTCTGGCGCCCCTTCGGTCAGCGGCCTGAGTGACCAGCTTTCTGGGCCCTTCGGCGAGATGGGGCGTATCCAGCAGGAGCAGGCCCAGTACGAGCAATGGTACCGGCAGCGCCTCGAGCTGCTGCAAGAGTTCGAAGACGAGCGTTACGGTGTCAAGGCGCAGGCCTTGGCTGCCCAGGAGGCGCTGGAGAAACAGCATCAGCAGAATCTGCGACAGACCGAGAGCGCGATGCTTTCCGCGCGCCTTCAGGGCTATGGCTCCCTGTTCGGTGAGGTCTCAGGCCTGACCAAGCAGTTCGCCGGCGAGCAGAGCGGCATCTACAAGACGATGTTCGCCGCCTCTAAGGCGTTCGCCATTGCTGACTCCATCGTCAAAATCCAGAACGCTATCTCTACTGCCGCCGCTTCGACGGCATTCCCCGCCAACTTGGCCGCTATGGGCGTAGTCGCGGCTCAAACGTCCAGCATCATCAGCACGATCGCCGGCACGCAGCTGGCTGGCCAGGCGCATAACGGTCTGGACAACGTCCCGCGTGAGGGGACCTGGCTGCTGGACGGCGGCGAGCGCGTACTCAATCCCAACCAGAACCGCGACATCACCGAGTTCGTGGCCCGGGAAAATCGGCAGGCAGCTCAGAACGTCACGACCGACAACCGTCGGGGTGGAGACATCAATCTGTCGGTGAACGTCTCCGTGCAAGCGCAGCCCGGTGTCAGCGATGCTGATGCGAGGCGGCAAGGCAAGGCTCTCGGGGATCAGGTACGAGCCGAAGTTCTCAAGGAGCTGCGCAAGCAGCAAGGATTAGGGGGGATGCTGAATGGCTGAAACGCTACCCGATGTGCCGATGGACCGGGAGCCGCAGATTACGCCCCAGGCAAGCGTTGATACGGTGAAGTTCGGCGATGGCTACGAGCAGCGTCGCCCCTCGGGGATCAACCACATCAAGGATCAGGCGAGCGTGAGCTGGTCGCGGCTTCGCCGCCACGAGTTCGACTCACTGTTCCCTTTCCTCAAGAATCGCCTTGGCGTGACGCCTTTCCTGTGGACGCCGCCGGGCGGTAGCGCGCCGCGCAAATGGGTATGCGAAACGCTCTCCCATGCGCAAGCGAATGCCGTTCTCTGGCGCGTCTCGGCGACATTCCGCGAGGTGGTGGCATGAACGAGATCATCGCCCGCGAGTCGCAGTCGCTGAGCCAAGAGCCAACGGTGGTGCTGTTCGAGATCGACGCGCGGCAGTGGGGCGCGGGCATCCTGCGCTTCACCAATCAGACCGCGCTCGACGGCGGCCCGATCCACTTCAACGGCTACGCCTACACGCCCACGCCGATCGAGGCTGACGGCTTCGAGTGGAACGGCAAAGGCACCTTGCCGCAGCCGTCTCTGCGCCTGTCCACGCTCGAGGTCTCGATGGTGTCGATGCTGCTTGCAACCAACGACCTGATCGGTGCCCCGGTGAAGCGCATCCGCACGTTCGCCAACCACCTCGACGACGGCGCCGACCCCGACCCCGAGGCCATCTTCCCGGTGGACGAGTACCACATCGAGCAGAAGCCGGAGGAGATCCCCGCCCGGGGCCGGGTCGAGTTCACCCTATCGATCTCGCTCGACCAGCAGGGCCGGATGATCCCGGCGCGGCAGTGCCTGCGAGACACCTGCACCCACAGCTATCGCTACTGGAACGGTGAGCGCTGGGTATATGAGGGCGTGAGCTGCCCTTATACCGGCGCGGCGATGTTCGACCAGCAGGGCGCCACGACCGAAGACCCGGCGAAGGACGTCTGCGGCAAGCGTCTGAGCGACTGCCGCGCGCGCTTCGGCGCCAACAACCCGTTGCCGACCCGGGCGATGCCCGGGCTTGCGAGGTACAAGAGCTGATGTTCACCGAACACATCGACCAGCTGCGCCGCGAGGCGATCACGGCATACCCGAGTGAGGCGGTCTGGATCATCTACGCCGACGGCGAGTGCCGGCAGTATGCCAACGTCGCCAGCGACCCGGCGACCCAGTTCCGCATCGACAAGCGCACACTGGCGCGGGCCATGGCTCGGGGAATCGCCGTGATCGTACACAGCCACCCGGACGGCCCGGACTGCCCCAGCGAGGCCGACATGCGCGGCCAGCGCGATACCGCGGTGCCGTGGGGCATCGTCAGCACCAACGGCGAGGATGCCTCGCCGCCGTTCTACTGGGGCGCCGGCGTGCCGGTGGCAGACTTGGAGCAGCGGCCGTTCCGGCACGGCGTCACCGACTGCTACAGCCTGATCCGCGACTGGTACGCCGCCGAGCTGGATGTCGAGCTGCCCGAGTTCCCGCGTGACTGGGAGTGGTGGCGCCACGGTGGCGACCTCTACCGGCTGGGTCTAGAGTCCGCCGGGTTTGTGCCGGTGGACCGCGCCGAGGCCCAGCGCGGCGATATGTTCTTCTGCCAGATCCATTCCGCGGTGCCCAACCACGCCGGCGTCTATCTCGGTGACGGCCTGGCGATGCATCACCTGACGGCGTCGAAACCGTTCGACCCGACGCGCCGGCCCAAGGTCGAGCCCATCCACCGGTGGCTGCCGTTCGTCGTCGCCTTCTACCGTCACGCCAGCCAGATGGAGTAACGATGCGCGAGATTCACCTGCATGGCTCTCTTGGGGACCGCTTCGGCGGTCCCTTTTCGTTGGAGGTGCGCGACCCCGCCGAGGCAATCCGGGCGCTCTCCTGCCAGCTCGAAGGCTTCAAGGACGCGATTCTGGCGGGGCAGTGGCAGGTGGTGCGCGGCGAGCTGGATGCCGGCCGCACAGACGGCGAAGACACGCTGACGTTTGCCCTGGCGCGGCGGCAGGCGCTGCACATTCTGCCGGCGGTCGGCGGCGCCAAGGGCGGCGCGGGCAAGGCGATTCTCGGCGTAGCCATGGTCGGCGCGGCGTTCGCCACGGGCGGGCTCTCGCTGGCCGGCACGGCCGCATTCGGCATCTCGTCGAGCACCCTGGCCATCGCCGGCGGCGCGCTGGCGCTCACCGGTGTCTCGACGATGCTGGCCACCACTGCGCAGACCGGCAGCTACGAGAGCAGTGCCAGTGTCGACGAGCGGCCGTCTTTCCTGTTCGACGGCCCCGTCAACAACAGCGCCCAGGGCCTGGCGGTGCCGGTCATCTACGGCGAGATCAACACCGGCTCCATCGTCGCCAGCTCTGGGCTGAGCGTCGAGCAACTACCCGCAGACGAGTGACGACATGGGCGCATATCACGATGTGAGCGGCCGCAAGGGCGGCGGCAAGGGTGGCGGCGGCAGTGGCCGCGTCGCCCAGGAAGACCCGAACACGCTGCGCTCGAATTCCGTCGCGCGCATCATCGACATTCTCGGCGAGGGTCCGATTGTGGGGTTGGTCGATGGCCCCCGGTCGATCCTGTTCGACGAGACGCCGCTGCAGGCGGCTGACGGCTCGTGGAATTTCTCCGGGGTCAACTACCAGACCCGCACCGGGCTACCCGATCAGGATCACGTCGCCGGTTTCCCCTCAGTCGAGAACGAGACCGAGGTATCGGCGCAGGTGACCCAGGCGGCGCCGCTGATCCGCACGATCAGCGACGCCGACACTGACGCCGTGCGTGTCACCCTGCAGATCCCGGCGCTCACCGAGCAGGACAAGAAGACCGGCGACCTGCGCGGCTCCAGCGTGCAGGTCGCGATCGACGTGCGCCCCAGTGGCGGCACGTGGACGACGCGCAAGACAGACACGATCAAGGGTAAGACGACCAGCCCCTACCAGCGGGCCTACCGCGTGGAGCTAGAAGGCGCTGCGCCCTGGGATGTGCGCGTGCGCCGGCTCTCTGCCGACAACGACGACGACTCGGCGGTGCGCAATGAGTCCTACTGGTCCAGCTACACGGCGATCGTCGACGCCAAGCTGATCTACCCCGACACCGCCCTGGTGGCGCTCGAGGTCGACGCCCAGCAGTTCGGCAACTCGATCCCCTCGCGCGCCTACCGCGTGCGCGGGCGCATCATGAGCGTGCCGGACAACTACAACCCGGAGACCCGCACCTATACCGGCATCTGGTCGGGCGGTTTCAAACAGGCGTGGACCGATAACCCGGCGTGGATTTTCTACGACCTGGCGACCAGCGAGCGCTTCGGTGCGCGCCTGGGCAACGTCGACAAATGGGCGCTCTATGAGATCGGTCGCTACTGCGACGAGCTGGTGCCCAATGGCTATGGTGCTGACGAACCGCGCTTCACGATCAACACCGTGATCAGCTCGCGCGAGGAAGCCTACAAGGTGCTCACCACCTTGGCGGCGGCCTTCCGCGGGATGATGTACTGGGGCAGCGGCACCGTTACCGTGGTGCAGGATGCCCCCGAGATCGGCGACGGCGGCCGCCTTTTCGGCCAGGCCGACACCGCCGATGGCGAGTTCCGCTACTCGGGCTCGTCGCTCAAGAGCCGCCACACCGTGGCGCTGGTCACCTGGAACGACCCAGCGGACAATTTCCGGCAGTCGATCGAGGTGGTCGAAGACCCGGCCGGCATCCAGCAGTACGGCTGGCGCCAGACCGACGTTACCGCGTTCGGCTGCACCTCGCGCGGACAGGCGCGCCGCGTCGGGCTGTGGCTGCTCTACACCGAGCGCGAGGAGACCGAAACGGTCGAGTTTACCGTCGGGCTCGAGCACGCCGACATCCGCCCCGGTGAGATCGTGCGGATCTCCGACCGCTACAAAGCCGGCGCGCGGCTGGCGGGCCGCCTGACTGGCGTCGGCCAGGACGTCGTCACACTGGATCAGCGGCCCAACGAGGCCAGCGGCAGCGGCTGGCAGCTCTCGGTGCAGCTCCCCAGCGGCCGGGTCGAGACCCGAGACGTCCAGGGTTTCGCCGGCGATCAGGTGACGCTGGCGGCGTCGCTCTCCGAAACGCCGATGCCCTATGCCATGTGGATGCTGGCGAGCCAGGACATCCAGCCGCGGCGATTCCGCGTTCTCGGCGTGAAGGAAGACGCCGACACGCTGCTCTATACCGTCACCGCGCTCGAGCACAACCCCGATAAATTCGCGCTGATCGAGCAGGGCCTGGTACTGCCCGAGCGTCCGACGTCGCTGGTGCCCACCGGTCGGCTGTCGCCGCCGCTCGACATCAACGTCGAGAGCTTCACCTATCTCGCTGGCGGCGCTTCTCACCAGGGGCTACTGATCGGCTGGGTCAAGAGTAGCGACCCGCGCACCCAGTACTACATCGTCAATATCCTGCCGCCCGGCGAGCAGGTATGGCAGGACATTGGCACCACCGACCAGACCTCGATCGAGTACCGCAACGCGGCCAGCGGCGAGTATCAGGTGCGCGTGCGCGCGGTGGATGGGGTGGGGCGGTTGTCGGCATGGTCCGTGCGTGTGACCACCGTCAGCTCGCTGCTGGCGCCGGTTCCACCGACCACCGTGGACGTCGAGACGGCTAACCGCTCGGTGACCCTGATCCCGCGCAGCTCGCGCGACGGCCAGCTCTACGAGTTCCGCCGCGCGCTGACCGCGCTCAGCGGTGACAGCGAGATCGAGACCAATGCCGTCGACCTCGGCCAGGCCACCCAGCTCGCCGACACCAGCCTCAAGCCCGGCACCCAGTATTACTACTGGGTCCGCGGCGTGAACGCCTACGGCGTCTCTGCGTGGTTTCCGGTGCAGGCGAAGACCCGGGAGGATTTCGGCCCCGAGTTCGCGGCGCTCAATGAAGACCTGCGCAAGCCTGGCGGCATCGTCGATCAGTTGGAAAGCGGCCAGCTCGATAACGCCCAGGCGATCAGCGATGCGCGCCAGGAGTTCGAGACAGGCCTCGGCGAGGCCAACGATCAGCTCACCGCAGCCCAGGGCCGCATCGACGAGATCAGCAGTATCGCCGAAAGCAATTCGGCGCAGGTGGAGGTGCTCGGCCAGGACGTCTCGACGCTCACCGGGCGCACGTCTGATGCCGAGGCGGCGATCACCGAGACTCAGCGCGTCGCGCGCCTGGGCTCCCTGCTCGAGGCGTTCGAGAGCAAAGCCGCGCAGGTGCAAACGGCGGCCGGTGCCGCGGCGTATACCGTCGAGCGCATCCAGCGTGTCGGCGCCGACGAAGCGCTCTCGCAAGTCATCACCGAGGTCGATGCGCGGCTGTCCGGCAGCATCGCCAGCGTGCGGACGCAGGTCACGGCGCTGACCACGACCTCGGAGGCCCTGGCCGACAGTCTGACGCAGCTCACAGCGGACTTCGGCGATACCACTGCTGAGTTCGAGAGTCGTATTACCGCGCTTTCGACGACGACCGAGGGGCTGGTCGCCGAGACTAGCCGGTTGGCGACCGCGCTCGACGATGCCGAGGCGTCGATCGAAGAAGTGCGCCGGGTGCAGCGTCTCGACGCGAAGCTCAGTGCGTTCGAGAGCAAGGCGATGCAGGTGCAGACGACCGCCGGCGCCGCGGAGGCGAAGACACAGCAGCTCGTCAGCGCCAGCGGGCGCCAGGCCCTGGCTCAGCAGATCATCGACCTCGACACCCGTTTCGGCACCAGCACGGCCAGCATCAACTCGCAGCTCACGTCGCTGTCGACGAAAACCGCGGCCAATGCGAGCCGGCAGGAGACATTCGAGGCGCAAGTAGATGATCAGTTCGGCAGCGTTCAGCAGTCGATCGGCACGATCATTGATCCCGATTATGGGGTCGTATCCCAGGCACTGACCATCGTGGAGGCCAACGGCAAAAAAGGGATCATGGGTATCCAGGCGTTCGGCGAGTCGATCCAGTTTGTGGCCGTTGCAGACCAGTTCGCCGTCTATAACCCGATTGCCGACGAGCTGGTGCTGGCGTTCGTAGTCACCGACGGTCGCGTCGTGATCCCCGATGCGCGCATCGACAAGATCACGATGACCAAGCTCATCGCCGCCGATGGATCGCTGGCGTTCGTCAACGGCAAACTGCGTGCGGACCTGATCGAGGCCGATAAGCTCAAGGTTCAGTGGGCCAACATTCAGAATGTCAGCATTGGCACGGCGCAGATCCAGAATGGCGCGATCCGCAATTCGCAACTGGGCGTTGCGGCAGTTGATACACTCACGATCGCCGGCAATGCCGTGACCGTGCCGTCGACTACTTCCGCATCGAGCATGATTCAGATGAACGCCAATAATGGCGAGGTCAACCTGATCATTCATGATGCTGACGATAAAGGAGCCGATGTCATTCTCGGTGCGTCATTCGGCTGTGAGGGAGCTGGCATTGATCAAGTGAAGATCTACCGCGATGATCAGCTGATTGCCGTTCGCCCCATGGGCGGCCTCGCCGGCGCCTTCTGCATACTCATCGGTATTGGTAGGACGGGTTCCGGGGTTCGCCGATACAAGATGACAGCGATATCTAATGGAGGTGTTTATGACGCCGTGCCATACACCAAAGTTTACGGTCGCTCTATTTCAACAATCGTAGCGAGGCGCTAATCATGCCCATCTATGCCATCGTCGAAGACGACGGTACGATTTCGCGCGTCCATTCGACGCCTGATCTCTATGTCGAAGCATCCCCGGATGTCACCGATGCCACTCACTACTACGACCGCGATTCGCGAGAGATTCGCGAGAAGCTGCCGGCCGAGGTTTCGGCATCGGTCGACGGCTTGACGATCACGCTCGTCGGCGTGCCGGTGGGTGCGCTGGTCGACATCCGTGGCCACCGGCAGCAGGCGGAGAGCGATACGTTGACGGTAGAGGTCGATGCCCCCGGGCAGTACGACATCCGAGTGCACGGCGTGCCGCGCTATCTCGATGCCGCACTCACGGTCGAGGTGTGACATGCGTGTCAGCCGATTCAGTGATCGCGACGAAGCACGAGCGCACTACCTGGCGCTTGCTGACGCAACGGCCGAGGCAGCATTCACGCGCTCGGGCTACCTCGCCACCGTTCACGACCTCAAGCACCGCGAAACGCTCGCCGGTGGCGGCCCGCTGCTGCAGAGAGAGGCCGAAGAGCTCGGTATCCCTGTAGCCGAGCTGATCGAGTCGGTGACAGTGAAGCGCGACGAGATGCAGCAGCAGCTCGCCGCTATCGAGACCGCCCGCATCGCAGCTCGTCGCCGTATCCGGGCCGCGTCGGACTGCCACGAGATGTACGCCGCCCTGGGTGCCCAGCGCGCTGCCACCGCAGGCTGACACCTCACACCCCTAACACGAATTCGTGCCGCCCTCGGGCGGGTTTCGGCTTTCTCGTTTCTATAGGAGCAATACTATGGCTGACGGTGTAGACCTTCAGGCGCTCAACGACGTGTATCGGGACTGCATCGAAGCAGGACGTGGGCTCACGCAAGACATGATTAACTGGCGGGGCGTCATCAAGAACGACGGGCAGTTGGGGCAGGCGGCAGCAGCGAATACGCTGAGCGAAATTGCGGCCGGTAACGCCGCTACAGTGCGGAGCAACATCGGCGTAGTCACCGGATGGGGCGAAGCTCCTATAACAATTACGGATTGGAATAGCACACCCGCGTATTCCTGCTCGCTAATTGGAACTTCAGCTAGCACCGCAAACAAACCCCCAGGGGGATCTACTAACGGTTGGCAGCTATATTTCTCTTCTAGCTACATCAAGCAATATGCTAGTGGTGTCGACTACGCGCAGCTGTATGTGCGTGTTTACCGAAACGGCACCTGGAGCAACTGGGACGAGTACACTCTCAAGTCCGATGTCGACAAAGGGGGATACCTCACGCTAACCGCGAGCATGGGTTCTAATCCCGGTCGCTTGTCGGATTACCCGTGCGGCTTCCGCAATGTCAGCGCCGATTCTATACCCAGCGATATCCCGAAATTAAACGATTTCGTGTGGGCATCTGTGATCACGTTACCTCGTAACGGTAATCGAACCGGTGGGGCGCTTCTTCAATCGCTAGGTAATAACCTCTATACCGTTAGATTCGCAGACGGATCGGCTACAACGAACATGCTACTGTCGACGAAAAACACGACGACCGATAGCAACGGCAATCTGCGCAACGCGTCGCCGATCTACCGACTTTCCAGCGCACCAGACCGGCTAGTTGGTGACGGTTTCAAAGCTGCCGGCGCCGGGGTCGCCAATAACGAGGCCGAAGGCGTTACGGCAGAACGACTCGATGTCGGCCTCTACGTCATCCGCGGCTCGCTCGGTTTCGCGAAGGACGACGAGTGGCCCAACGGCTACACCGTGCCGCTGGACGCAAACCAGAATCGGCTTTTGCACGCAGAGATTCAGCGCGATGAGCATGGCGATGGGACGCTCACGGTGCGAGTCTACGAGCCCGCGTTCGACCCTCAGACCGGGCGCAATATCGGCGGCGCACCGATGGACATTCCAGCCGACCGATTCATCGCCGTCAGGCTCGAAATGCCCGAGCCCGACGAGCCCAGCGCGACCGCCGAAGACAGCGAAACGCAGGAGTCTGCAGCATGAGCCAATTTCCCGACATCGATCAGCTCAACGACGCGGCCCGCGCCGCGCGCGACAAATGCGAATCCGCGCTGCGCGAGACTCTGCCGCCGGGAACGCGCGTCGAGATCCAGAGCGGGCCAGAGTGGCTCGGGCCGTATGAGGTGGGGGAGTACCAGCGCTTCAGCTATGGTCAGGTGCCGCTGAGGAACGTCGAGACTGGCGCTGAGCGTCGGGTGGGGTATCAGCAGGTGCGGCTGGCCACCTGACCTCGCCGCTGATCAGGTCCATGCACCGCGGTCCCCACCCTGACTCAACCGCCGCCGGGCGCCAGAATAGATAACGGATCTGCGCCTGGCCGGTATTGAGCATGGTGTGAGCGTGAGAGCCGATCGACAGCCGGTTGTCCGGGTCGAGCTCGTCGATGCGGCACCGCCCGCTGTAGACGAGCTGCGCGTGAGTCGCGTGGTACTCGATCCACTGGTCAGTCGGCGGCCGGCCCTCATGCCACCCGCGGTCCCGCCGGGTCTGCGCCCAGCGCTCAAGCGCCGCTCGATAGTTCATCGCTCACGCCCTCCAATAACTCCCGCCCGTCTCGTCCGCACCAGCAGCAGTGGACGCCCGCCAATCCATCGCCGGCGAGCACGAAGCCGGCGATCTCTTCTCTCGCCTCGGCGCTCTCTCGGGTGCCGCAGGCACCGCACGCGACCTCTACCCAGCCAGCGCCGCTGGTGACCTCGATCACATCGCCGCCTCGGCCTCGGCCGGATTCCAGCTCACCAGAGCTTCGCCGTCTGCGGTGCGTGTCACTGTCACATAGTCGACGGTCTCGAACTCCTCGAGCAGACGATCCCAGTCTGCCGGGCTCTCGGTGTCGAAGAGCTCCAGCCGAACCTGGGTCGCCCCGCGGTTGTTGGCGCCGGTGATCTGGTGCCGCACGCGCTCGGCGAGCAGCTCATAGGTCGAGGGTTTGCGTGGCTTGGCCATCTTGTGATGCCTCCCGATTACTGTATGCGCATACAGTATCGCGAAGGAGTTCGCGCGTGTCGACTGGCTGGCGTGGTGGCCGCGATGTGAAGGGTGGGATAGCTGGCGGGTAGGTGCTCGCGAGTAGCGTGACTATTTCGTGCGCTACGTCGTCGCAAAAACGCGTGGTTACGTCACGTTCTGTCGCGTGTTCACGGGGCCGCATGACCTAAGCGATTGATTTTAAAGCGTGTGAATAATGGCGCCTCGCCCTCCGGAGGCAGCGGGCGTTGGGATCGGAGAGCGGGATTTGAGATAGGTGCCCCTCTAGCAGATTTCTCTGCTGGAGGGGCGGTCGACCTGATTACCGGCGCAGCATAAAGACGATTGCGAGAGACACGATCACAGCTCCCCAAACTGGCATCGAGGGAGCGAGCGTCGGAAACACAATCGCGAACGCAGAAGCTCTAATCACCAGGTCGTCTGAGCGTGTCGAGTTGGGTCCGAACATAGACAGCCCTCTTCAACAGTTCTCCCCAGGCTCTTAGAGAGTCGGGAGGGGAGGCTCAGCCCTGCTGCCTGTTTCGTTTTAAGAGCAGTCGTCGAAGGCGGCAGCACCCGACTGCACAACACGGCTTAGGCCGAAGTCCGAACGGACATCTGAAATGTAAGGCAATGTTTCGCGTGATGGAAGCGGTACTCGACTAAATGCTTGAGCCCTGCGGGTGGCCTTGAGGAAAAGAGATTCATGGGGCAAAAATGGGGCAAACCGAGCGCCAAACTATGCCTTTCTGGCGCTTGTGAGAGGGGTTCGGGAATCGCCGGGGAGTCAGCAACGACGCGGTTTAGCCGGTTTTTGTGCTGGATAAATCGACAGTGCGCAGCATCATCGGCGTATGCTGCTGGGCTTTGCTGGCGGCCGTATCCTGCATGGCGTTACGAGGCTCTCTGGGTATCGTGGGGCATCATGGCGGCACGCGCCTCGCCGGGGCCGGCGAGGCATGAAACATGAAACATGGAGAAAGGCCGAAGGTTACCACGGGGGTCTGCGTCGCTGCATCGCCGATCGCCCGCGCCGGGGTGACGCCGGTTCATGCCCGAGGTGTAGTGTTTTCAGTCTCGCCGGCGGCGGGCGAATCGTTACAGTGGGTGAAATCGGCATCCGAGGACCCCCTCATGGCCCGGCTGGTGCTCAATCACCTCAGTGACTCCACGTTCAGGCTGCTCTCGATCGAGGCCAACCGGCGCAACGTCAACGTCAGCGAACTGGCGGTCATCCTGCTCGAGATCGCGGTCGCCGATCTGTGTGCCGGGGGGCACGCGCAGCCGCTGCCGCCCACCCAACCGCGCGACGCCGAATAGTCGCCCGCCGGGGCGCGCTTGTGCTGTGCATTGGCCGCACGCGTTGCGTCGACGCGCAAAGCTCGCATACTACGCATCAGACACCACTCGCAGACGCTATTCGCAAACACCACTCGCAGACGCTATTCGCAAACACTATTCGCATGCCGCCATTCACAAGCGTGATCATGCGTGTGGCAGCAACGGTATGACACGACGCGCCTGGCTGGGAGACGAGGCCGGCGCGGCGACCGAGCCGCAGGAGACCCC